ATGGTTAAACAATTGAAATTCTCTGAAGATGCACGTCAAGCAATGTTACGTGGTGTTGACCAATTAGCAAATGCAGTTAAAGTAACGATTGGTCCTAAAGGACGTAATGTTGTATTAGATAAAGAGTTTACAGCACCTTTAATTACGAACGATGGTGTAACGATTGCTAAAGAAATCGAATTAGAAGATCCATATGAAAATATGGGGGCTAAACTAGTTCAAGAAGTCGCAAATAAGACAAATGAAATTGCTGGTGACGGTACGACAACTGCAACAGTATTAGCTCAAGCAATGATTCAAGAAGGCTTGAAAAATGTTACAAGTGGTGCAAACCCAGTTGGTTTACGACAAGGTATCGACAAAGCAGTTAAAGTTGCTGTTGAAGCGTTACATGAAAATTCTCAAAAAGTTGAAAATAAAAATGAAATTGCGCAAGTAGGTGCGATTTCAGCAGCAGATGAAGAAATTGGACGCTATATTTCAGAAGCTATGGAAAAAGTAGGTAACGATGGTGTCATTACAATTGAAGAATCAAATGGCTTGAACACTGAACTTGAAGTGGTTGAAGGTATGCAATTTGATCGTGGTTATCAATCACCGTATATGGTTACTGATTCAGATAAAATGGTTGCTGAATTAGAACGCCCATATATTTTAGTAACAGATAAAAAAATCTCTTCTTTCCAAGATATCTTACCTTTATTAGAACAAGTGGTTCAATCTAATCGTCCAATCTTAATTGTAGCTGATGAAGTTGAAGGCGATGCATTAACAAATATCGTGCTAAACCGTATGCGTGGCACATTTACAGCTGTTGCAGTAAAAGCACCTGGTTTCGGTGATCGTCGTAAAGCAATGTTAGAAGATTTAGCTATTTTAACTGGTGCGCAAGTGATTACAGATGATTTAGGCTTAGACCTTAAAGATGCAACGATTGATATGTTAGGTACTGCAAGTAAAGTAGAAGTTACTAAAGATAATACAACTGTTGTAGATGGTGACGGTGACGAAAACAGCATTGATGCACGTGTAAGCCAATTGAAATCTCAAATTGAAGAAACTGAATCTGACTTTGATCGTGAAAAATTACAAGAACGCTTAGCTAAATTAGCAGGCGGTGTTGCAGTTATCAAGGTAGGTGCAGCAAGTGAAACAGAACTTAAAGAACGTAAATTACGTATCGAAGATGCTTTAAACTCTACACGTGCAGCAGTTGAAGAAGGTATTGTTGCAGGTGGTGGTACTGCACTAGTAAATGTTTACCAAAAAGTAAGTGAAATTGAAGCTGAAGGCGACATTGAAACAGGTGTGAATATTGTACTTAAAGCATTAACTGCACCAGTTCGTCAAATTGCTGAAAATGCAGGATTAGAAGGCTCTGTCATCGTTGAACGCTTGAAAAATGCAGAACCAGGTGTTGGTTTTAATGCTGCTACAAACGAGTGGGTTAATATGTTAGAAGTAGGTATCGTTGATCCAACTAAAGTAACACGCTCAGCATTACAACATGCAGCAAGTGTTGCGGCAATGTTCTTAACAACTGAAGCGGTTGTGGCATCAATTCCAGAAAAAAATAATGACCAACCTAACATGGGTGGCATGTCAGGAATGATGTAAAATGACTGTTAAACGCCGATTTTATAACGTTTGTAATATTGGGTGGTCATAATTTGGTCATAGAAATTTTAAAATAAATCTTTTGAGACGTTTTCCATGAGTTTACTAAACTTTTGAGAAGCGTCTTTTTTGTATGAGTTCGTAATCTTAGCGTAGATGTTCATAGTGGTATTTATATCTTTATGGCGCAAGCGTTCTTGTATTTCCTTAATATGCACACCAGCCTCTATAAGTAACGCACAATGAGTATGACGAAATGAATGAGTGCTTATTTGTTTATTAGTTATGTCAGTCTTTTTAAGTATAGCTTTTATCCATAATTGTAGTTTTTTAATTACAAGAGGGTAGCCGTTAACATCAGTAAAAACGAAATTATTATCTACATACAATTCGTTTTTCCATGTGTCCTGCACGTCGGTTTTATAATTTTTAAGTAATTTAATCACATGAGGATCCACTGAAATTTTTCCGATTGAGCTTTCAGTTTTTGGTGTAAGTATTTGAAATTGCTTTTTATTGTTATTCGGATTGTAATAAGTCTTTGTAATATTGATTGTGTTATTCTCAAAGTCTATATCAGACCATTTCAATGCCAATAATTCACCTGCACGCATGCCTGTATATGCTAATGTACAAAACACCTCAAAGCTGTTTTGGGGTGAATGGTGATTTTTAGCAACCTCCAGGAATTGAAATAATTCATCTTTTTCAAGAAACTTTTTATGTATCTCAGTATCTTCTAATTCTTCCACACTAATTTTCTTTTTAGGTCGTTTAATACCCTCGCTAGGCATTATTCTTATTAATTTCATATCGTATGCGTACTTAAATATCATATTTGTAGAGGCTATAATGCTATCAACATAATTCTTGCTATACTGTGCGCTTATATCGTTTACAAAACGTTGATATTCATGTTTATTGATAGTTTGTATTGGTTTATTGTTAAAGCGTTCTATGGCGTGGTTTATGGCTTTCTCGCGTGCTCTGACACTACTTACTTTTACTTCGTTAGCATATTGTGATATCCAATCGTCAGCAACCTGTTTAAATGTAGATGTGGACGGTGCGATATAATCGCCATTTCTTAACTGACGCTCAACCATTTCAGCGTGATGTTTAGCGTCTGATTTGCGTTTAAAACCTGAGTTTGAAATATATTTATATTTGCCCGTTTCTGCGTCTTTTCCTAGTGATATACGATAGCGCCATGTATTTCCGCGTTTTTCATAACTTGCCATTTGATCACCTCGATTAATATTCTTTAAAAATATCACTAGATAAACGGCTATCAGTTTGTAAAATTTCTTTATGTAGAGTCGTACTTTTTTCGCCTTTATTTGGAAAAAGCTCTTCAATATCGTCTATATTTTTTACTATTATTTCAGAAACATACCCACTTAACTTTTGGTTAATTTTTTTAAATAACAAGTTTTTAAGGCCTGCAGATAAACTATCAACGTATTTTTTTAATCCGATATTTTCATCTTCATTTTTAATCGTGAAAATAAATCTATGTTGTGAATTAGTTATCTTTTCAGTTTCTTTATATGAGACGTCTAAGTCAAAATTTAATTTTTGCCTATTATCTAATTCGACGTCTACTAAAATTTCAAAGTCAAAATTTTCAATCGAAAAAGCGTGAGTAATGTTTGCAGTTACTTCAAATCCCTCGAAAACATCATTAATTTTATAATTCGGTTCTTCATCAAAAGTAAAGTCAAAATTGATCGGATTATGTTCAAAAAATTCTGAAGGAGATATGTGCAGATAACTACATAATTTATCTATAGCATCATATCTTATCATTTCAGAATCATTTTGTGCCATTGAAGTAAGTGAACTTCTTGCTATTTTTACATCTTTTGCAACACGAGATATTTTTAGTCCTCTTTCTGACAGTAGTTCAGACAATCTATTTCTAATCATTACAAACCTCCTAATTATGTTAATAATAGCATTTTTTTGGACGTTTATGTACAAAAAAATAAAAAATGATTGAGAAGTCAGTCGAAAAACTATTGCAAAAGAAAAACGATTATGTATAATAAAGTTATAAATTGATTGAGAAGTCAGTCAAAAACGAAGGAGGATTTTAATTATGACTATTTTAGCGAATACTAGAAAGTTTAAAGAAGCCATGTTCTTAAAAGGCTTTAATTTATCTGATTTATCACGTGAAACAGGTGTTGGAATTTCTTATTTAAGCCAAATTATTAATGGTAAAAAGATTCCAAGCCCTAAATTAGCTAAGAAAATGGCAGAAGTTTTACAAGTTGAGGTAAATGAATTATTTGAATTTGAAGTAAAGGAGGCATAAACCAATGTTCAACATTAATATTGATGAAGATGAAGCACGTGAGTTACTTGAGCAGGCTATCAATGCACGTGTGGACGAATTAGCGAAAGAGAAATATTTTATGACTTACAAAGAGTTGTCTAACTATCTGAATTTAAGTAAGCCTACTATTGAAGAATTACTTATTAATAATGGCATGAAATATTATATGGTCGGATCTACGTACAGATTCAAAAAGTCTGATGTAGATGAATTCATGGAACAGCTTACTGCTCATATGAATATCCAGAATAACGACTTTAAACAAGTCAATATCAAAAAGTTATTGGAGGCAAGGCAATGAAAATCTACTTAACTTATATCTGCTTAGTTTCATTGTTAACAATATTATTACTAGCAATATCTAACATGTATGTTGCTTTTAGCGTTTATGCTTGGCTAATAACTTTAGGATGTAATTTAACAGGAGAGATTACAACGTGCGAAAACAAGTGATTATTACAAAAACAGTAGTTGGCTGGTACAACATTAAAGATACTCAACATAATTTAATGTTAAATATACCGCCAAAAGTATTTGAACAGTACTTTCCTGATGTTAGTAAAGATGTTCAAGTTGTGTGTTTAGAAATGGATTTATCAAAAATTACAGAAATTAAAAATAAGAAAAAAGTAGGTAGTTAAGATGGAAATCAAACAAAAATATCAATTATCAAAAGTGGTTAAAATATTAGAAGTAGTATTATACGAGGAAGATAAGTTTCAATCCGATAAGGACTATCATTATCAGGATAAAGCATTATATGAATATGCTTTAAAGTTAGTTCATAATGGATTGTTCAATATTCTTGCTGAATTAGATTTTGAAGATGAAGCATTTTTAATTCTTGATGAAGTAACAATGACGCTAAGTGATGTCATGAAAGAAACACAACACGTTTACCGTTATAGTGTCATAGATGAAAAAGGTGAACACAAACATACAACAGATCGCAAAGGACACGTGATTGGAATGTTAGAGTGGGCATTAGATTACATTGCGGGAAATATTGAAGTGGAGGAATTATAAATGAATTGGGAAATTAAAGATTTAATGTGTGATATTGAAGCGGTAAAAGAAAAAATCAATGATGTAGCTATCAAACATGCTTGGTTTGTTGAAGATAGATTTGTAAAAAATGAATTAGAAACAAAACGGGAACATATTAATTTTTCTGCTAGCTATTTAGAACATCGTATACAAAATGAACATACAGTTGAGTTATTACATGTGTACTTAAAAGAATTCGGTGAACTTATACAAAAATTTCATGAAATAGAAAAAGCATCATCTGAGAACTTTGGCGAGGTATCAGATGACGCACAAAAATTAAAAATCACAGAGTAATTTAGAAATTACACATGTTTATTATAACATTTTTTACTCTGTGAATCACTAGAGGTGCAAAAAATGAATGAAATTAAATTAGAATATGACACACATGTTTCAGTGGTACATTATGAAAGTTTAGACTCACGTTCATTTAATAGCTTTTCAAAAATTAATTGGAGTAAGTTGGTTAATAAACTGTCTGTACCTATAGAAGCAAATTATAAGTATGCACGTGGTGTTGCTGTTTACGGTGATATTAAAAACGGTGCAAATGATCAAGGTGAAATTATCAAAAAGCATCGAAACGATAAAAATGTCATATACAGAGATGTGATTGTACTTGATTATGATGAAATAAATGATTTAAAGCAATTACATGAAGCAATCAGCTCAGCTTTAAGCAATGTTGCATGGTTTTGGCACACAAGTTACTCGCACAGAACTGAACAAGCTAGAATACGCCTGTATATCCCTCTAAATGAGCGAATAAGTGCAGATGATTATCGTAAATATACAAAAGTATTAGCAAATAAAATTGGCCATAAAGTGGATGAAGGTTCATATCAGCCAAGTAGATGTTTTGCGTTACCAGTTATTCAAAAAGGACACATATTTATTAAGCGAGTGAATGACTGTCCAATTATGAATGTTGATATGCTCGAACAGTGGTCGAAGGAGTTTGAACAATCAAATGCTAGTCCTAATGTCATAGGATACACTCGACGCGATAGTGAGTACTGGCGGAACAACCGAAGGCAATCGTAACAATGCACTAGCTAGCTTAATTGGGCATTTATTAAGATGTCACGTTAATGATTATATTGTTTATTCATTTGCTTTACTATGGGGGCAATTCGCATGTAAACCACCTATGAAAGAACAAGAAATCAACGCCACTTTTCAATCGATATTAAATAAACACTATAACAATTAGAAAGGGGCTTTGTATGGAAACAGGTAAAAGTGATGTACTTGATAAAATTGAAAAAATTAATAAAAAAGATAGTGCCTTACAAGAAATTATACCAAAAGGTTATGAAATTGAACATCATCAATGCGGTATTGCCTTAAATCAACTTATACCAAGTAAAAAAGAAGGCGAGCCAGATAAAAAGGTTTTTATCACAAGTACAATCCCTCAAATCACTGAACGCTTTGAAGATATTGAGAGTAACGAAGTCAGCTTTAATATGCTTTTCTATGACAATAAAACGCCAGTAAATATAGCTGTGAGTGCCGAAGAAATTTCAGATAGTCGTCAACTCTTGAAATTGGTTAATAAAAAGCTGGATGTAACATCGTCGACATCTACTAAACTTGTTGATTATATTAATGCATCTAAACGGTATAATCCACCATTGAATGTTAAAGTTGCAACGCGTTTGGGGCATGTGAAAGGTTATTTTATTTATCCTTATCAAGAAGTGATGAAAGACAGCAATATCAAGTTGTTTAGTAATGATAAAGGATTTCAAAAGTTAATAGACTCTTTTCAAAGCAAAGGAACATTAGAAGGTTACTCTAAAAAAGTGTTCGGTCAAATAAAAGATCTACCAATGGTAATGGTTATGTTATATGCCTCTTTAGGTTCGGTTTTATTAAGAGAATTTGGATTACAGCCCTTTATTGTAGAAATATCAGGTAGTACATCTACAGGTAAAACATTCACACTCAACTTAGTATCAAGTGTTTGGGGAACGAGCGACCTTATCACGACATGGAGTTCTACTCAAAATAGTATTGAATCGATGGCATCATTTTTGAACTCATTTCCAATGTTTAAAGATGATACACGTAATACACATCCTAAGTTTGTTACCAGTGCCACATATAACTTTTCTAGTGGTGAAAGTAAATCAAGAAGTAATATTAATTTAACACTAAACGCTAAAAAAGAATGGCGAAATATTTTAATTTCTACTGGTGAATCATCTATCGCAAATATGGCTGATGAAAAAGCGGGTGTATCAGCACGTGTAGTTACACTACAAGATCCACCATATCCAGATAATTTTGATTTTACCACATTAGACAAATCGTTTAGGGAGAACTATGGAACGTTAGGGTTGGCATTTATTAAACAATATGAGTCTAAAAAAGACGTGTATAAGAACGCTTTTGAGAGCTATCAACGGTATTTTAATCAAAAAGGTAGTAATGAAATCATGCAACGTTTAGGACGTGCCTTTGCGTTACTACAAGTTACCGGTGAGGTTTTGAATGATATTGATGGGTTTGAACATGACCATTTTAAAATTATCGAACAAGCCTATGACAGCATGGTTAAAAACAATAAGACGATTGATAAACCTAAGCAACTGTTAGAGGAACTATTACAATATTTAGATGCAAATAGAAATAATATCGCTGGTGATGGCTATAGTTCAGTCAAAAATGGTGACATCAAAGCTATATATAAACGTGATTATTTATGTATATTAGGTCAAACTGTACACGATAAATTAGGTCATGAAATGCAGACTATAACAGGTCAATGGGGCAAAAAAGGATATTTAATTAAAGGTGAAAAAGATCGCTTGCAAAAAAAGGTGAGTCACAAAAACATTAAGTATAGAGGATTTGCTATAAACAAAGAAATGCTTGAAGAATTAGGATTTGATTTCTCGAATTCTCATAATCCTTATTCAGATTATTAAATAGTTCCCAAAGTTCCCGATAAGTTCCCGCGAAAAACATACAAACGGGAACTATAAGACTACTTTAACCACAAGCAATTAAAGTTAATAGTTCCCGAAGTTCCCAATAAATAATATTATTATTTATTATTTGAAAACGAACAAATGTTGTTAGCTTTATACCATATATGATAGAAAATTTTTAACGGGTACAACGGGAACTAAGTTTATTTAAAGTTTATATATCAATGGTTTGACTAGTTCCCGATAAGTATTTTAAGTCGGGAATTCAACGGGGACTAGTTCCCATTTAAAAATATTGGAGGTAACACATGGATAAAGAGCAACTTAAAAAGTATATATACGATTATGTAAAAGAATATAAGGAGATACCGATATATCAGTTAGAAGATTTGTTTAAAGAAATGAATCACGACTATATAGGGAGAACCAGTGTCACACACGATAAGGATGAGAATATTGTGTTTTGGAGTGGATGGAACAAAATTACAATGTTTGCGCTGATTGAATTAGTTAAAAGTGAACAACTTGATTTAGTGTATAGAGGTAGTTTTGTAATGCGTTATTTGTTGGATGGTAGAGTTCCTAACTTACCATTAGCAATTTGTTATCCAGAAGATGGACAACAAACGGACGTGCCCTCATGGGTGCCTATGGTATTAAGAATAAATAAAGAGGAGAAAATCAAATGAACATAGAAACTATCGTAAACCAATTTGAAACACGAGCAGGCACGTTACTAAGGTACTACACAGGATTATTAGAACATAGTAAAGTGCAACCATGTTGCTTTAAGTTATACAATGATCCATTTGATATGGCATACGTGATGATGAATGGGAAGTTATTCGGTCATGTATATATTAAAGATTGTAAAGTAAGGCAATCATTTGAATTAGCGTCACCTAAGCACACTGAGGGGCTTATAAGAAGTATAGAAGGTCATTATGTAGGTTATGAATTACATGACGGTAAACAGCTTTCTATTAGTGATATGATGGCCAGTCAATTATTTGAAGATGAGTATTTTATGTATGGATTACAAACATATGCAGAATCAAATAATAGTGATGTGTTTGAGTACCTAGAAAATGGATTTGATACCGATACACTTGAGGGCATTCAATCGAGTAATACTGATGTGATAGCGAATATTGAAATGTTGTATCAGTTAGCTACAGGAATCAATGAACCAGCACCAGAGTTAGTTGAGGGGTTGAGATTAGTAACTGAGTTTGTACAAGATGAGAATGCGACACAAGAGGATTACAAGGCTTTAGAGCATAAGTTAACTGAGTTGAAGTCATCTTATTACAGTTTGAATAAGTAATTAAATATGGAGTCTCACGTGGTGTGTGGCTCCTAATATAAAAGTATAAGGTATAGAAGTTTTAAAATGTAAAGGTTGCAACAATAGTGAGTTAATAGATAGGTAGGCGAAATTCAAAAAAGTGTGAAATGTTGATATTGAGCTGTTTTATGGCTTTGAAAATAATAAGGTTATATAAAGGTGTTAGCTTTTAACATCGGAAGGTATACAGTCTTTGAGAATTGAAAAAATGGCAAGATTTGTGCAAGGTGTGAGAACTTTGTTAACGCTAATACAAGCTAAAGTTTGTGTTTTTGGCATAGGCCTAAAAGTTAAGTTTGTTCGCTGTTTGTTCGTGTTATTTTATCGAACTTAAGTTCTATATTAGGTTAATGTGAAAAGCCTAACGTTAAGTTTATAACATGATTTTATAAGTGTTATATATGATAAGCTAAACAATTGATAAAACGCGCTATAAAGCGAACGTAAGTTTGTTTTAGACCTGTAAAAATGGTATAATTTAGGTATGAAATAATTAAAAGAAAGAGGTGTAGAAATGCAAAGTATCGCAGAAAAAGAGACGTATCATTTACCCACCGAACACCTGCAAGTTTTCAATGTGATAAAAAATACGTCCAATAAGTATATTACTAAAACTAAAATCTTAAATCAATTGGGATATGAATATAATTCAAGCAATGAACGATGGTTACGAAGAGTAATCAATTCATTAGTATATGATTATGGCTATCCTATCGGGTGCAGTTATAAACCTAGTGAACGTGGTTATTACATCATTATGACAGAACAAGAAAAGCAACAAGCGATGAGAAGTATTAAGAAATTAGCTGATGGCAGTATGAAACGCTATGAAGCTTTGAAACGAATTAAAGTGTAAAGGGGATAAAAATGAAAACTGAATCGTACTTTAAAGAATACAACCAATTTGTAATAGATCAACAAAAGGCTATACAAGAATTGAAACAAGAGCGTAATGCATTGGAGAGTAAAATAAAGATAGATAAGTCCACATATAAACAGTTAATCATGGATGGACAAGATGATAAAGCAGATAACCTATATCAAGCAACAGATGCTGATGAAAAGAAACTAAAAGCACTTAATAAACGCTTAGAGACAAAGAAAAGTGTGTCGAAAGAAGTTAAATATCAAAAGACAATTGAATTATTAAAACATCAAAGCGAGTTGTCATCATTATATGAATCAGAAAAACAATCAGCTTTAGGTAAATTAAAAAAGGTAGTCGATGCATATAATGAGATCATTGATGAAATAGAAGATATTAATGATAGATATGAAGATGAGCATCAGCAATATGCGAGTATTTATAGTCAAGAACAATTATATGATGATAAAGAGGCTAGGGAAGCATTGAATGGCTACTTTAGAGAAAATATATTTACATCATATATTAATGGTAATGATTTGCCATACGAACACAATAACAAGTTGTTTTTAAAACGTTAAAAAGAAAGGGTAATTAAATGGAAACAAAATACGAGTTAAATAATACTAAAAAGGTCGCAAATGCATTTGGTTTAAATGAAGAAGATACAAATCTATTAATAAATGCAGTTGATTTGGATATTAAAAACAATATGCAGGAGATTTCAAGTGAGTTACAACAATCAGAACAGTCTAAGCAAAAGCAATATGGTACAACGCTACAAAATTTAGCTAAGCAAAACAGGATTATTAAATAGCAATGATTGCCTATCCAATTCGGGTAGGCTCTGTTTATAGGGGTGAATAAATGAAACTGCTTAAAACGAAGAATTGTTTATATTATCGTAATGGCGACAATAAACTATCTGAGTATCAACTATTAACGCAATTTAACCCAGCATTTATTAATAAAAAAATTAAGATGTGTGAATTCCAAATTGAAAGTATGTACCATATGAGTGCGTCGACCACAACATGTGATGAAATAATGGGGGTCGTGTCTGTCTCATATCCGATTGAAAAATTAGTTATCAAAATTATTGAAACAAAAGCAGGGTTACAAAACTATAAAAATAGATCTATAAATAATATGGCGTTGTTGAAAAAGGTACTAAATCATTATACAGAAAAAGAGCAGAAGCAAGTTGTAAAATATATGCGTTCAAATGGACGATATAAGCCTTACAACGTCATTGAACGCTTACAAGTTGATTTGTATCAAGCAAGTATTAAACAACGTTCAGAACGTCAAAAACAAAGAAATACAGCAATTGAAAACAGTAAGATTGCACGAGTAAATGCATATCACCAATCTTCATATGTAAAAGTGGTGTAACAATGGATAAAAAGCAAATAAAAGACTTCGTTTGTGATTATCATAAGCGAACTAGAAGTGATGTGTTGATAGATGATGAAATAAATACCGATGAATTCTTTTCAATAGGTGATGAAAATTCTAATGAATGGATGGCAGACGATAACATTGATGATCATATTGTAAAGAATCACTTAGAAATGATTGTTGACCAAGTAGCTAATGACAAAGAGTTTTATATTTTCGATTCTTTAATACAAGGACGTAGTTTTAAAGATATTAGCAATGTCTTAGAGTGTTCAGAACAATCTGTAAGATTATGGTATGAAACCTTATTAGATAAAATTGTGGAGGTGATAGAATGAGTGAGTTAACGGCAAAACAAGCGCGTTTTGTGAATGAGTATATAAGAACACTTAATGTAACACAAAGTGCCATAAAAGCAGGCTATAGCGCAAATAGTGCACATGTGACAGGATGTAGGTTATTAAAGAAGCCACACATCAAGCAATATATACAAGAACAAAAAGATAAGATTATAGATGAGAATGTATTAACCGCAAAAGAGTTACTACATGTGCTTACGAATGCGGCAGTCGGTGATGAGACAGAAACGAAAGAAGTTGTAGTCAAGCGAGGGGAATATAAAGAGAATCCACAAAGTGGCAAAGTACAGCTAGTCTATAACGAACATGTTGAACTGATAGAGGTACCAATAAAACCTAGTGATCGTTTAAAAGCTCGTGATATGTTGGGTAAATACCATAAGTTATTTACAGATAAGCATGATATTAACGGGAATGTGCCTATATTCATTAATATTGGTGAATGGGATGGCGATGATGAAGATTTAGATAAGACGGTACAAGAGGTATCTAACGCTAATCCTAATCATACTGTGATTGTGGATGATATACCGTTAGAGGATTGATTACAGTAAAAACGATTATCATATTGAGTTAGTGAGGATTAGTTTACTAATTCACCCTAGCTTTATATTAAAGCGTTATAAAGATAAAAGGGAGAACGCTTATTATAATTAACGGACTCCCTTTATTAATAATTATTACAGAAAAAGTGGTAAATTAATTAATTTCTGCTTCTATAGTTTTTATTTCATCAATATTTATAGGTGGTTTTTCAGTATTGTATTCAAACTTTTTAGATAAATCACTTTGATATGTGGATCCGTCATTCATTGTTATTTTCCAATAACCACCCGTTTTATCGCTTGAACGATATAATCCATGTATTTGAGTTAGCTGATGACGAATTTCAAAGTCTAAAGTTGATATAGCTAATTGTTTTTTATCGAACTTTGGCCAATACTTTAAGGGGCTATCTTTACCATGAACCTTAACTTTTAAAGGTAGTTCTATTGGAGTAGGTAATTTTTCAGTATTTGTAACGCCACTTATTTGGAAATGGATATAAGTTCCTTCGCTAGTATGTTGGCTTTTTTTAGTTCTTTTTGTGTTTAAGTCAACTTTTTCCCCTTTTGTAAAAGCAGGGCTATAATAAGGACTCGGAAAAATTATAAGGCTGATGCTGCCATCTGTGTTTTTTATACGCATAGATCCTAAGGAATTATCTAAAACTTCACTATTTGTAAAAGTGTCAGACCCACTACTATACCAGTTTAGCAAATCCTTTATATTATCGTTTGTAGATGCTTTTGCAGTTTTGATTATTTGATTAGATAATAAGGGAACAGGGGTAAAATCTGTAGCGATTGTCGCAAGCAACAAAGGGCTTACGATAAAAAAATTCATTAGTAATTTTTTATTCATTTTTAATTCTCCTTCATTCAAATGTGTAAACGTTTACATATAGAATGTATAAATATTATTTAAATGAATCAATTAACCATCTCTAAATTATTGTTTAAATATATATTAATTAAAAAGTGTTTGTTACATAGGGAGCTATATCAAAAAATATAGATTTAAACAACATTTTAAAGTTACAAATAGCAAAAAACAAAGTGTGAGTGGTCATTTAAAGAATATTAATTAATATAAGTTTGAATTAGTTATATTCTTTAAAGTCACTTTCTAGTGGCGTTTTTTACGCTGAGAAACGTCCTGTGTTGCAGTAAGGGATGGGAACCACGCACAAATACTTTAACTGTAAACATAACGTCGTGAAATATGGCTTTAAACATCGCTGGTCAATCTATCTTTGAGATTGGTCGAAGATTAAAACCATATGAAACAAAATGACCTAGCACATGGAGAATTTGGTAATTGGTTGAAAAATATCAACTTAGATAGAACACAAGCTCATCGTTTCATTAAAGTTTCTGAAGAAATTAAAGATGTTGGTACATACCAACATTTAGGTCTGAGAGCTTTATCGGAAATAGCTAGCTTACCTGTACCAGTACGCATCAAAGTACACATAACATCAAACGGCAAAACTAAAATTCCATACTAAATGTTTATGAATTTAACTGCAGAACTCAATTTTGAGCCTTGTAAAATTACATAAATTAGTTATATAAATATTATTTATGGGTATTATATAAACGGGAGGGGCAACGTTATTACTTGCCTATTAGAACATGGAATGGTTCTGCCCCAACTAGTCAGGTACTAGGCGACTAATGGGGAGAAATCAGTTGAAATGACATAGTCATGTCTATTTAAGCAGGTGTGTAACACACCTGCTTTCTATTTACATTTAAAGATAAAATGTGCTATTATTTTACTAGAACTTTTTAACATTTCTCTCAAGATTTAAATGTGCATAACAGGCAGGTACTTCGGTACTTGCCTATTTTTATGTAAACATATTAGGTGTATGTATAAATTTAGGGTATTGATTATAGATACTTAATATATGGCGGAATGGTTGAAAAATGATAAAGTGAGGAAAGTGTTTGACTTTCATTAGTATTAGTACTTTTAATGATTTTATTTTTAATGTGTATAGTAATTTATAAAATTGAAAGTTATCTAACAGTTAAGAAAATACTAAAACAATTACAAATAAATATTACATTGTCTTGGATTACCAAATGGTAATTGAAACCTCAGATCTTTAGTTTAAAGCTAATTTTAATAATGCAAACATTCAAGCAAGTTTAAGGGTTGGTGGATAAAGAGAAAAAAATAATAGGGTATAGAATTAAGTTTTTTACCCTATACCCAGTTTTATATGAAGCAAGTAAAATCGGCAGCTGAATGGCTGGTTGATTTTGAGCAAAGATTTATTAAGATATGTCTTGTCATATTTCTCTTTATCATTTTGTCATTACTATAAGATATTTTTAAAAGTGCTACATTAGATTAAGAGTTATAGCTAGCCTTCGGGCTAGTTTTAAAAAAGAAATGAACATAGCCTAAAAAGACTCTTAATACTATTAAAGTTGCTAATGTAATTTCAAAAAATAAGAGCCATTCCCAAATTTCTGGGTACGTTAGTACAGGTAAACTATTTTTTAAGGCAGTTGCTGAAATTACTAAAGGAAAAGTGAAAGCTGAAAATACTGGTGAAAACGGCTCTTTTAGCAACTTTGGAAGTTTAAATATAATATAAAAATAAAAAAACTGAGCCAATACCAAAAGAATAATAACGATTAGATCATTTGCCTTAGGAAAAGTTATAACATATGCCGCAGCAACTAAAGAAAATGGTGCACAAATTGTGGAAGTGTTCGGTTTAATAGACGTTTGCAATGGATACGTTTTTAATCGTTTGAATACTATTGGTAAGACAATACATGTTGCTAAAAAACCATATATAACTGATAATTTTCCAATTAAATAAAATCCGCTGATTGGTGCTGTTAATCCAGCAATAGCAATACCAATATAAAGCACTGTCCATGATGGATAAACATTTTCGAGCGAGAACCCTTTTAAATATTTAATTGAAAAAATAATCATATGTATCATAATCCCCATAAGACATAAGAGCCATAAGGGTGTTATTAAGCTAGTGATAATGGTTACATCACTAAAATACGTATTTAAATAAGTGGTTCCCAAAAATCCAGACATGAAAAATGTTGTGAACACAGATGAAACTAGAGGGGTATTCAATTGTTCTTTAACATTTTTAAAATTATTGAGAATAGTACATAAAAGGTGAACCCAAATAAAGAGGGCAAAGATACCACAAATAGCATTTAAAACAAGTGATATGTCTTTCAAGAGATTGCCCAACCCCAACAAACCTAAGATCAATCCCGATGTTACTAAAGGTGCTTTTTGAAGTCTCATGATTTAAAACCTTCCTTTTGTGATTTTATTCACTAATTATAACATGATATCTTAGAACTATTAATAAGCAGAATGAGTTTTGTATGTTTAATGTGGATTAATATGATGTTGTTTCGGGAAATATATGTATTTATCTATTTTTGATATTTTATATTCAGTATAATACGTGATTACAACGTTGAATATAAAAAAATATGACGATGTTTATACGTATTAATATTAATATAATCACACGTTGCAGGCATCAAACGCTTATTTATTAATCAAAAATGGGTGGACAAATTTATATAGTTTTATCAATTTTAATATTTTACACTAACTTTATTAGGTGATATAAGATGCTGAGATAAGCATTATATTGCAATGAAAAAGCATTATATGGATAATCATATCTATCATTGCAAATATACTTATAGAGATTTATGTGTGTGATAATTGGTGGTCATAAATTGGTCATAATGAAATAAAAAAACTAAAAAAATTGAATGCATAAAGAATACACGATGCTGATTTAATAGGATTTTTGTATATGATTTATATCTATTTCATACTGCCCTTAATGCCAGGAATGATGTAAAACAGTTTCTAGTTTTGACTAACTAGAAAATTACATTATGCACGAGTATGATTCGTTCCAAATAAATATTAGAGCGTATGAAAATATGTTTTTAAGACGTTTTCCATTAGTTACCAAAACTTTTGGAAGGCGTCTTTATTATGTGCTGATGTGTTATTTAGATTCATAATGGGGGGTTTTTTCAATGTTAAAATCATATAGATTATATAGAGAAGTTTAGTATACCTTTTGAGTATATAAGGAGTTTCTTCTAGTATGTTGTAATGTAATTAGATTTCCGGTAATCAATTCGGCTTTGCAGAGGACTCACTTGCGTATTGTAATAAGAAGCTGTCTGCATTTTGAAAACACCCACACTAGTTACAGCATGGGTGTTTTTATGCTAAGAAACAAATTGGTTTAAGTGTAAAATCATATACACTAAAGAAATTTATTGAATCTATTGTCGAAAAGATGCTTTCATGATACATTGTAAACAAGAAGACAACGTAGACAATGTATACTTGGTTGTCAAATGAAGTAAAATAAGGAAGTGAGTAGTATGGCTACAATAAGTATTACTACTGATTATAAATTCACAAAAAAATCAGCGCAAAAACTAATAGATGCAATGGAGATTAACGAAAATAATAGTAATGTGAACAAAACAAACATAAAAGCGACTAAAATAAAATCAACTTGTGAGATTGAAAATCTATTGAAGGATTATCGAAGTAATTGACTGTAAAAGTAATATCACTTTCAGAATTGTTAACAGGTGATAAGCAAGAGGTTAAGCGAAAGATACCTTCAGTTTTAAATATACTAAATTCATTTGAGACAATATCAATTTCAGGAAGTGAATCAGCACACGATGTTGATTTATTTTTGAAAAATAAGTCTATAGCATTTGATAGACAAAACCTGTCTAGAACTCATTTAGTTTTTTCACAATTCAAAAACAAACAAATACTAGTTGGCTATTTTACAATTAGCAATAAACCCTTAGTTTTTTACAAAACGTATGTTAGATAAAATATCAAACACGTTAAAGAAGAAGTTATATCAAAAGGGTGAAACTCACAGTGGAAATGACAATTTAATCATACAAGGATACTTAATTGCTCAAATAGAAAAAAATTATTCTGAAGAAGCATTGGCTACAAAATCCATAAATGCAAACGATTTATTAACTTTAGCATATGTGAAAGTTTTAGAAGGTGCGAACATATTTGGCGGTTCATATATTTGGATAGAGTATGAGGATGTAGATAGATTAAGAGAATTTTATAGAAAATTTGGATTTACAGAAATCAAAGATCATACAAGTGAAAATAATTTGAAGATGGCTATTCTTAAAATATAAAGCACAAAACCACACCCACCTATTGATTTAGAAGTGTGGTTATTTTTATGGAAGAATTTATAAAATAAAGGTCAAAGACATTTGAATATTTATCAACTGCTCTTCTATCAACACCCATGTGTCTAGCTATTTCACTTTTGCTTATTTTCATGTTTAAGTTCATCATAACAATTATTAATTTTTGTAAATATGAAAGAGTAGTAACTTCAAAATCCGTATTTATGTCTGAAGATAATTTCATTGTTGTTCACAGCAATAAAATTATCTCTAGAATTTTAGAAAATGTACATGTTTAAACAATCAAAAGTATACATTATTAAATTATCATTTTCATTCATCTTTTCAACAATTGAGGTTAACGTAGTAAAAAATAAGTTTTAAATATTTAAATCATTGTATAGTTTAGTTTTGAGTAGATCTTTTTAAAGGTGTACTTATGCATTTGCTTTTTTAAAGATATAAGACGTTTTGTCGTCCTAAAATAAATAAAAAACAAAAAAACTACCTGTTTAGGTAGTTTTTTAAATGTAATAGATTAAAACACTAGTTCATTTCTTGTTAAAGATGGATAGTTATTTTATAGATAAATTTGTCCTTTAGTGTAGCGGTAATTTTTTGGACTTTTTGGTGGTATAAATGTTCTTAATAAAGTTAATAGTCCTACTTTACCGCAAAGCATAACGAATATAATAATTATTTTAGTAATACCATGATATTCTGTGGTAAGGTTCATACTTAACCCGACTGTTCCAAATGCAGAAACCACTTCGAATAATAACTTGATTAATGATATGTTCGGATTAATTATCGATAATATAAAAGTAATGATACTGATAAATAGAAATGAGATATTAATGGTAACAATAGATAGTTTTATATATTTGTCAGATATTTCTTTATTGAATACTGAAACATTATTTTCTTTACGTATATAATTTAATACAAAAATAAACGCTACTGCAAAAGTAGTTATTTTAATTCCTCCAGCTGCACTGAGAGGGGCACCACCAATAAACATAAGTAGCATTAACATTAAAGCAGTAGATTTGTTAATGCTTGCTATATCAATACTGTTAAAGCCCGCTGTTCGTGTTGTTATTGATTGGAAAAAAGAATTTCCGATTTTTTCAACTAGTCCCATATTTTGCATAGTATTAAACTGTTCTAATAAAAAGAATGTAATAGCTCCTATAATTATTAGGATACTAGTTGTAGTTAAGACTAATTTAGAATGTAAAGATAATTTACTCAATTTTTTACAATTAATAAAGTCTATTACGACAAAATGTCCAATACCTCCAAATATTATGAGTATTGAGATTGTGATAATGACAATTGGATCATTAGAATAATCTATTAAGTTATTCTTAAAAAGGGCAAATCCAGCATTATTAAAAGCTGATACTGATGTGAATAAGCTTAAAAATAATCCTTTGCCTATACCAAATTTTGGTATAAAAGATAAACACAAACAAATCATACCAATTAATTCAGTGACTAAACTATAAATAGCCAAGTGTTTAATTAGCTTAATAACACCACCAGGTTCGTCAATATTCCATGTAACCATAATCAAAAATCTATTTTTCATTGATATCTTTCTATTTAAAAATACTAGTGTCAATAGGGTTACGGTTACGATACCTAGACCACCTATTTGTATTAATAATAGTATTACTATCTCACCAAGTATATTAAACTGTGATCCTATATCAACTGGGGACAAGCCAGTAACTGTAAATGCACTTGAAGCTATAAATAGGGCATCTAAAAAAGATATTGGCTTTTTACCAGTGAAAGGTAAATACAATAAAAGTGCACCTATGATAGTTGTAGAGAAGAAAAGCATTAAATAAAAATATAAAGGTTTGTGGACTTTGTTCATTTTAATTGCATACTCCTTTATATTATAAATTAATAATTAGATAATATCATAAATGAAAATAGAAATGTTACTGATGTGTATTACTTTTCAATTCTAGTCAGGAGCCCCAACACAGAGAATTTCAAAAAGAAATTCTGCGAACAATGCAAGTTGGCGGGGCCCCAACACAGAGAATTTCGAAAAGAAATTCTACAAACAATGTAAGTTGGGGTGGGGCCCCAACAAAGAGAAATTGGATTCCCAATTTCAACAGACAATGCAATTTAAGTATGACAAATCAACGCTATAGTTTCAGTTTTACATCACCTATTCAATGGAAATATGCTTGTTGATATTTGAATATTTACATTCAAACAATATTCATCGCTATTTCTATCAACTTAAAATTCGCAATAAAAAACTGCCAGCACGCGAATAGGGCAGCTGACAGTATACCTCTTATTTCTCCTTTAAATATTGAATGGAAGCCTCTTTGAAAATATCAATATATTTCAGATACATATCTTTTTCAATATATTCATCGATTTGATGTGCCATTAATGGATTACCTGGTCCAAAAATGGCTAAATCAACATTGTCCTTATTATCTCCTAAGAAGCTGGAAGCATCCGTTGCACCTACAAGCGCCGAAACAAATATATCGTCTTTGTCTACATAACTAGAAGCTACATCTTTAATCGTAGTAATTAATTTGCTATTTTTATCGCTTGTTACAGGTCGATGGTTGCTTGGAATATCGAGTGAAAGCTTATTGCTATCCACATTATTAATGATATTTTGGAAAAACGATTCTATAAAGTCGTTATCATACTCAGGAACTGGTCTTACGTTAAATTCAAGTGAAGCTTCATCTGGTACAGAGTTAAATTGTTTACCGCCATTTATAATCGAACATACAGCTGTAAGACCAGATGCATAATTTGCATCCTCTTCAGAAATATCTTTTCCTATCAATGATTTGAACATGGGAGCAACATCTAACTCATGTTTAGTATCATTTTTTTTAAGCTCTGCATATTTTTCTTTAAATTGATTATAAAATTCAAGCAGTGTATCAATTGCATTGTCACCAATAAATGGAACTGAGCTATGGACAGCTTTACCAGTTGCAGTTACTTTACATGACATAGACCCTTTATGTGCATAATAAATTCCAGATCCAGTTGGTTCAGCAATCATTAGACCATCAACATCATCTAAATAGCCTTTATCTGCTAATAATTTGGCGCCTTCTTGTTCTTTCTCTTCACCAGCAGTAGCGAGTAATCTAATGGTTCCTTGAGGTAATTGGTTTTGTTCTTTTAATTCAATGAGTGCGATGACCAAAGCCATCAGACCGCCTTTCATATCTGTTGTGCCTCGACCATATAATTTGTCATCTTTTTCTGTGAGTTGAAAAGGGGGATAAGTCCAATTATCTTGATTTCCTGCATCAACAACATCCATATGACCGCTCAATGCAAGTATGGGAGAGCCACTACCGATTTCTGCAACGAAATTGGCGCGGTGTTCATTAACTTTCAAAATTTCAGATTTAATATCGTACTTGTCGAATAAATCTTTTAAATAATTACAAACGTCTATTTCATTATTATTTTCAGTTTGTAGTTCAACAATATCTGCTAGTAATTGAATTTTTTCTTTTTCACTAAAAGTTGTCATTAAGCTCACACCTTTTCAAAGTAGTATATATATTTATATAAACATAATTATTGTATTTAAACATTAATTTTAAGTAACAAAGTGACGTGCTATGTTCATGATTACATCTTAAAATATGCACCTTGTATCAGTAGTCTAATAATCACTGATAGTAAGTGTTTTTTTCATTGTGAATCGTCCAGTCGGATTGTATGAAAAAAATTTAGTTTAAGCATGTATAACATATAGATCCATGGTGATTAACTACTAAATAATGCGATTTACTAATTTAATCACTTTGTACACACATTAATTTTATATCGAAAAAAGTATTTAATAATATAAACAAAATCATTTAATAAATAGTTAAATATATATTCTTAGTTTTTGTGATATTATTCACATGTCGATACCTATCAACAATATTAAATATAAGAAAGAAGGTTATAACAATGAAAAATAAAAAGCGCGTATTCATTGCGTCATCATTATCATGTGTACTTTTATTGTTATCAGCAGCAAATACAGAAGCGAATTCAGCGAATAAAGACTCACAAGACCAAACTAAGAAAGAACATGTTGATAAGGCTCAACAAAAAGAAAAGCGTAATGTGAATGATAAAGATAAAAATACACCAGGACCTGATGATATTGGTAAAAACGGTAAAGTTACAAAGCGTACTGTATCTGAATACGATAAAGAGACAAATATTTTACAAAATTTACAATTCGACTTTATCGATGATCCAACATATGACAAGAATGTCTTACTTGTCAAAAAACAAGGGTCAATTCATTCAAATTTAAAGTTTGAATCTCATCGAAATGAAACAAACGCATCATGGTTAAAATACCCGAGTGAATATCACGTTGATTTTCAAGTACAAAGAAACCCTAAAACTGAAATTTTAGATCAACTGCCAAAAAATAAAATTTCCACTGCGAAAGTAGATAGTACATTTTCTTATAGCTTAGGTGGTAAATTCGATTCAACAAAAGGTATTGGACGAACATCATCTAATAGCTATTCTAAATCTATCAGTTATAACCAACAAAATTACGACACAATTGCGAGCGGTAAAAATAATAATAGACACGTACACTGGTCTGTTGTTGCCAACGATTTAAAATACGGGAATGAAATTAAGAACAGAAATGATGAATTCTTATTCTATAGAAATACTAGATTATCTACTGTAGAAAATCCTGAATTAAGTTTTGCATCAAAATATAGATATCCTGCGCTTGTAAGAAGCGGATTTAACCCAGAATTCTTAACTTATATTTCTAATGAAAAGTCAAATGAAAAAACACGATTCGAAGTTACATATACACGTAATCAAGATATTTTGAAAAATAAACCTGGTATACATTATGGACAACCAATTTTAGAACAAAATAAAGATGGTCAAAGATTTATTGTAGTTTATGAAGTAGATTGGAAAAATAAAACAGTTAAAGTCGTTGAAAAATACTCTGATCAAAATAAACCATATAAAGAAGGATAAAGTAGAAGGGACGGATGACAAATGATTAAACAAGTATGTAAAAATATTACAATCTGTAGTTTAGCGCTATCAACAGCTTTAACTGTATTTCCAGCATCTTCTTATGCAGAAATTAAATCTAAAATTACTACAGTTTCCGAGAAGAACCTTGATGGTGATACGAAGATGTATACACGTACGGCTACAACGAGTGATACAGAGAAAAAAATCTCACAAAGCTTACAATTTAATTTTCTTACTGAGCCAAATTATGATAAAGAGACAGTATTTATTAAGGCGAAAGGTACAATTGGCAGTGGATTGAAAATTTTAAATCCAAATGGTTATTGGAATAGTACATTAAGATGGCCTGGTTCTTATTCAGTCTCGATTCAAAACGTTGATGATAACAACAACAGTACAAATGTGACTGATTTTGCGCCTAAAAATCAAGATGAATCAAGAGAAGTTAAATATACGTATGGCTATAAAACAGGTGGAGATTTTTCAATTAATCGTGGTGGTTTAACTGGAAATATTACAAAAGAGAAAAATTATTCAGAGACAATTAGTTATCAACAACCATCTTACCGCACACTTATTGATCAACCTACAACAAATAAAGGTGTAGCTTGGAAAGTAGAAGCACATTCTATCAATAATATGGGACATGATCATACGAGACAACTAACTAATGACAGTGATGATAGAGTGAAAAGTGAAATCTTTTCATTAACTCGAAACGGAAACCTATGGGCGAAAGATAATTTCACGCCTAAAAATAAAATGCCTGTAACTGTGTCAGAAGGATTTAATCCAGAATTTTTAGCTGTAATGTCACACGATAAAAATGATAAAGGTAAATCAAGATTTATCGTTCATTATAAACGATCAATGGATGACTTTAAATTAGATTGGAACAAACATGGTTTCTGGGGCTATTGGTCTGGTGAAAACCATGTAGATCAAAAAGAAGAAAAATTATCAGCATTATATGAAGTTGATTGGAAGACACATGATGTAAAATTAATTAAAACAATTAATGATAAAGAACAGAAATAAGTTTTCGCAAGTTGCCTGCTGCGTATCACGTAGTAGGTAACTATTTATTTGTTTTGGGATAGATAGCTTGAGACACTGTATCTTTTATTATGGATAACCTAACTTGATATTGTTAGGTGCATATGAGGCATGTAGAGGTATAGTGGAAGTTAAAGAAATGAAAACGATGAGATATCAGTTTAAAGTTAGTCAATTCAAATTTTAACAATATAACTCGCTTCGACTTTTTAGAACGAAGCGAGTTTTTTGTTGAGTGCTATTTACTATAGGCTTTGATTGGATAATGATCTGAGAAATCATTGTATACATAGTAGTAAGGGAAGGCATATACATCCCATGGTTTCGGTTTCTCAGTAACAACTTCATTGACTAATTGTTTTGGTTGTTTATGATCTTTATCTGTAAATATATAGTCTAAATGTTCTGGTTTACCATTAGGATAATTATATTTCGCAATTGAATTTGATTGAGGGTCCCATGTGCTATTATGACCTGCATATAAAACATCATTTACATTCAAGTTTTTAAGCATATCTTTGAACTCTTCAGTTCCTTTATTAACATTAAGGTCGCCACCTATATATACCGTTTCATCTTTAGGGATATTTTTCTTTTTAACAAAGTCACTGATTTCTTTCATTTGTTCAGCTCTAATTTTTCGATCATGTCCAGCACCACAACGTGAATCTTCAGATTGTGTATGTGTACCGATAACGTGAACGTTCTTACCATTTTTCTCTATCTTTGTATAAACAAAGCCTTTATTACTGTCATTGTCGAATCCACAACCGCTTTTGAATACATGTTGGATTTTTTCTTTAATAGGATATTTACTTACAATCGCTACGCCGCCATCTTCAGCAACAGTTGATGAGTAGCTACCTTCAGTTTTGTCCCAACCTGATTGAGAACGACCGAGTACAGGTGTTTGGTAAGGATATTCTTTTTTCACATTACTTAATAATTTGTCTGATGCACCATTATCAAATGCTTCATTGAATATTACGACATCATTATTTTTAATATAAGAAGATTGTCCGATTAAATAAGCGCGTTTATATTGCCCCCAGTTTGGATACATAGAAACCTTGTAACAACAGTATTTATTGGGTTTGGAGTCCCTAATGGGTCCCTAAATTACATACTTTCTAAAATTTTAGTTGTTTTTTTGTCCTCTTCATTAAATTTTTCTTCTAACAAATGAGAATACACGGATGTAGTTATTGCTATATTTTTATGACCTAATCTTTTAGAAATGTAATGTATAGATACACCTTTTGCTAGTAAATAAGAACAATGAGTGTGTCTTAATGCGTGCGATGTAATAATTGGTATATTATTGACTCTACAGGCTGATTTCAAAGCATTATTGATAGCATGAAGGTTAATTATAGATCCGGCTTCTTTGAAAATGTAACCATCATAGCTAATTGCAAATGTACTTATGACGTCCATAATGTGTTTCATATCAGATTTAGCGATACTGATATATCTAGGGGAAGTATCGGTTTTTCGCTCGTCAATAAATATAGTGTTTTTCACTTGGTTGATATGCTCAATCTTTATATTTCTTGCACCACTGACACGACAACCCGTACAAATCATTATGAATAGCGCTAATGATGAACGAGTTCTCTTCTTTCTGACGTGATCTTTTAGTATTTCATATTCAGTTACCGAGATGAATTTTTCTTGTTCTGACTTCGTAGGTTTTCCGGCTTTATAATTAACTTTATAAGCGGGATTTTTAAAAATAAGCCCATCATATAATGCGTCATCTAAAGCTGACCGAATAGCACCGTTTGTTTTTCTTATAGTTTCTTTTGCGTGTTCTTTTGAATAATCGTTTATGAATTTCTGATAAACTTGTCTATTTATCTTTGATAACTCCATTTTACCTATTTTATGTTTTTGTATATGTTGTAATGCATTTCTATAATGACGGTAGGTATTTTCTTTAACAACAGGTTGTTTATACGTTTTAATCCAATTTTCGAAGTATTCTTCAAGAGTTATATAGTTATCTATATTAAAACCACTTCTTAACTCATTTAACTTGTCTAGTCCAGCAGAATTAGCTTCACGCTTTGTTCTAAAACCTTTCTTACGGTATCTTTTTCCTTCATACTTAAATTCATATTGCCATTTTTTACCATCGTAACAACGTGTTTTCATGCGTTCCCTCCTCAAAATTGGCAAAAAATAATAAGGGTAGGCGGGCTACCCATGAAAATTGTATAAAAAAAGACGCCTGTATAAAATACAGACGCCACTTATAGTTATAAGATTACATGGTTAATTACCAAAAATGGTAACGAATATATACGTGTTTTAAAGGATAAACCTTTAATATATTAAAATTATATCATCTTATATCAGGAATCTGCAATATATTATTATTAATTCTATTTATCAGTAACATAATATCCGAAGAATCTATTACTGGATTTTTAATTTTTTTGGGTAAAACTTTTCTTATGCGAAACTTACTAATCGGCTGGAAAGAATTTATGCAAGCGTAACTATTACCTTTTAATTTTTTTACCTTATCAATTGCTGATACTATGTTGTTAATGTTTCTGTCAATTTTATTTAATTTATTTTCAATTTCTAAACTATCAGATATAAATTCACTAAAATAATCTTTAGTGATGAATTCTGTGTTGTTTTTTTGGTATTTTTTATCGAAAACTTCTTTTAATATAGCTGAATTATTTTGCGCGCTAATTAAATTTAAAAACAATCTTAAATAATACTCCCATTTCAAATCAAAATTCATCTTTAAATACTTTTTGTTTTCTTTAGAAGATAAGGGAATAACATTTACTATATCTTCCGTATTAGAATCATTTTTATTCATCACTATTGCAAAGTGTGAATTAGAGAATTCTTTATTAACGTTTATACCGAAATCTACAAAAACTATTTCTCCTTGTTTAAACTTTGGATAAAAACCTTTATGGTTTTTTTCACCTTCAAATCTCTTGAGTAAATAGTGAATATCTGAATCTAATTTTTTAAATTTTGGATTTCCAGAAGTTTTTAATTTATTAATGCGTTTTTCTATATTATGCGTCATCATTTCTCCTTTATTCTCGCTCACACTCTCACCACCATTCAACGTCTACACTTGTAGACGTTTTTTGATTAGTAAAATCATAATGAATCTTCTTTGGTTAACTTATCGCCATCTATTTTTTGTGAAATAAATTCCAAGTATTTACGCGCATTATGTGACGATAAATCTTTAGGTAACTCATAAGTGAATGGTTGATTACCACTAGTTAAAACTTCATATACTATAGTTTCTTTTTTTATTTTGCAATTAGTTATTTTCATTATAAACTTCCTTTCAAACACTGCTGAAATAGACGTCTTTTTCAAATAAGCATAATTAATACTTCAATTCTTTAATCCACATATATTTAAAAGTGAGGTAGTAGGTAATAAATATAAGACTTAAAGTTAAGATTGCTTTTTTCATGTCAATTTCTCCTTTGTTTATATTTATATTAAAGCGCCACATAGGCGCTATTAATCACATTTTAGTTCTATCGGTAATTTTAGACTCCATAACTCTTTGACGTGACTCTTTAGCTTCTCGAATCATATCTTTAAATTCTTGACTGTCTATAAAAGCTTTGGCTTCTTCTATTTGTTCTTGAGTAAGCTCTTTACCACCAGTATTGATGTGTAAGTGTTCAATTTCTTTATAAGAACTCATTTTTTCGACTCCTGTTCTTCAAGTTCACTTTTAGTTATAGGTAAACCATTATTCAACCTATAAGTCAGTTCTTCTTCTGTATAAAAGGGGATTTCAACCATTTCCCACTCTTCAATGTTAATGTCAACTTCTTTAAAATCCATGTTAAACCCTCCTGTGAAATGAATTTTCTATTATTTATAGTAATTACTTATAAAAATACAATCTTTACCTATCTCAAACTTTGTATTCTAAATGTACTCGTAATCCATAGTCTGATTCTTTAGTAACGATTTTCTCTTCTAAATAATCTAAAGTTTTATACTTACCACCATTAATATATGCGTTACAAGAAACGATGTTGTCCATATGATTGACTAATCTTGAAGCATACTCTCTAGGTACATATCCAACGTGAAATTCAGAGTATTCATTTGAAATCATAACTTTTATCGCGTTTTCATCATAAGGATTATCCGGTTCTTTTTGTAAGAATACACCAGGAATAACCTCGTAATCAGAAATTTCATACACCTTGTCTTCATAAAGTAATTCTTCTTTAAGTTCATTTCCTTTCAAATCACTATATAAGAAAAAGAAATCGTCGTTATTTTTCATTTTCTTGATAAGTTTCTTTAATTCTTTTCTACGACCTTCATAATTTAATCCTACGACGTCGAAAATTTCAACTTTAGTTTGTTCATCATCATTAATAGGTAGACAATCATTCGAGATAATTGTTTCCTTATTCTTAGATAATTGCATATAAGTTTTTAAAATTGAGATGAATCCTGTTAAAGGAGAGTTTGTTACGAAATAAACTGTTAATTTTCTATTATCGTTTAATGTTAAAAAAGCTTGGTTTTTCCAAATAGTAACAACAGTGTTATAATCTATCACCTCTGATAATGAGATTTTGAATATATAATCTTCTTCTTTCCTTATAAAACAAATCTCTTCATGTGAAATGAATATAGAACCCATTCTCCTCTTGTTTTCGTCGAATTTTATGTCGCAACTGTCGCTGATTATTGGTTCAAAGTAACTGTATTGATCTGATAATATTTTTTCATCTTGCTTTCTAGGTTTCATTTTACTACCTCCTATAAAATAACTTTTCCAACTAACCTCACACTTTCGTTATCATAAAAATATAAATCTTTATACTTTTTATTTAAAGAAACCAACGTTAATCTATTATCTTCTACATAAACTTTCTTTACGTAAGCATCTCCATTTATAATAAAGACGCCTATTTGTCCATCTTTGATAGTGTGAGATTTTTCAATGAATATAATTTGTCCGTTTTTAAATAACGGCTCCATTGAGTCTCCATTTACTTTTAAAGCTATATCATGTGCGGGGACATAACCTCTTACGAATTCTTTTGAAATAGGCTCGTTATATAATCTTTCGCCAATACCAGCTGACGCACAACCATATATATCCACTTCGGATTTTTCTTGAATGTAAGAATTGAAATCTACCAGATTATCACTGTCATTATTTTGTTCTTCTAATTGATTAGTCGCATATTTTAGTACATTGCTTTGTCTTGGAGGCGTGAGTTTACTGTATATGGAAGTGATGTCGTTATTTTCAATTTTTCTATTCTTAGAAATATCAAACCCCATAAGCCACGCTTCGTTAACGTTTAAAGCCTTTGCTAGTTCAAAGACTTTGTCTTGTTTCGCTTCATATTTTCCGTTTAAATAATCGCTAATTGAGTTTCTACCAATACCAGTCCTTCTTGATAGCTCTGATTGAGATATCTTCCGTTCAGACATAATTTGCTTTAATCTATCCTTAAAACTGTTCATATTTCTGAACACCTCCTAAGAACATAATACTACGTACAATGACGATTATCAATAATTTTTAACAAATATTGTACAGAAAAATGTATTTTATGTGTTGACTTATTTAAACAAAGGTGTTTTAATTGATTTGTACAGAAAACCGAACAAGAAGGGAGGTGAGTTTATGATATACAATTTCGATTATAGTTTGCTGTACGAAAGAATGGCAGAGTATAGATATAGCCAAAGTTCTTTAGCGAATGCAATCCCTATTTCAAGGACATCTATTAATCACAAGTTGCAAGGAAAAAATTTATTTACACAATGGGAAATAAAACGAATCTGTGAATTATTAGAAATCCCACCAACAAAAGTAGGTAGATATTTTTTTGAACAAAATGTACAGAAACCTGTACAAATGTCGTAACAGGAGGACACTATGGAACAAATCACGTTAACCAAAGAAGAGTGTGTCGAACAATGCATCAATAAAGACTTAAAACTTTTAGATTATCGAGTTCAACAAATTTTAGAAGGTGTTCTATCAGAAAGTACCACATACGGTGATGCAAGAAATAAATTAGAAACATTGAAAATTATTGCTGAATCTCATTTTAAAACCGAACATGCTTCAGTTATTTACAAATTAGCATTGAAAAAGTTAGACGAAAAAATCAACGCCACTCCAATTAAAGAGTGACGGAAAGGGAGGATTTTAAATGTTTAAGGTTTTAAATGATATAAAAACTTCTTTAAAAAACCATCCTTGGGGTTGGAAAGAGCACTTACCTTATTTGCTGATGTTAACTCTGTCACTTGTGGCTCTGATTCTCGGTGTTCTGTCCGCGATTCTATGATAACAGGCTTTATATAGATTCCTTTGTTGGTAGTGACTTTGATAGTCACATCCCATTCCCATATCACTGGATATTCTTCGAGCAAAAAGTACATTCTACACTTTCATAAGGTCCTAAAGTAAATGGAATGGAGTAGTTTTTATCTTTATATCGTATAGGTTTGAACGTTTTTTGTTCATTTACTTTATTTTTAATATCAAATTCAACTTCAATAACAGAAATGGGAAACTTTGTGAAATTAATAAATGTTATATCGTTGTAACTTGATTTGTCATCGACCAAGTAATTAAAGCTTCTGGTAGGTATAACATCGATGTTAAGAGAATCTTTCATATAGTCTAAATAATATTTAAGTGCAGTCAGTAAGAAACTAAAAATTGCGATACAAATCGCGATTATGTCCATACTTATCACCTCCTTTCACTAGGAGATAACAACATTATACACGAAAGGAAAGATAGAAATGCCACATATTTTAAACGTAACAGTTCCAATACCTGAAACGCATGTACTTATCACAAAAGATGAATATGATGAGCTAATTGGTTATTCATTAGACCCTGTATGGAACATGAGTGACTTAAAGAAGAAATTAAAAATTGCATCTGATGAGACTATCAAGGACAGATTACTATTTCATCCTAGATTTGAAAAAGAACTAAGAGCGCAAGGAATTGTGCATTACCCTGATGAGAATTTTAATCGCTGGAGATTTAACGCAAGAAAGATGAATAAATTCGTCGATGAGCATTTCAATGAAATATATAAGGAGAGAATAAAATGAGCAACATTTATAAAAGCTACCTATTAGCAGTATTATGCTTCACAGTCTTAGCGATTGTTCTTATGCCATTGCTGTACTTCACTACAGCATGGTCAATTGCAGGATTCGCAAGTATCGCAACATTCATATTCTATAAGGAATACTTTTATGAAGAATGAAAAAACTGCTACTTGCGCCAACAAGTAACAATAAGTGTTCATCAAAATATACAACTTAATTAAATCAAAATATACGGAGGTAGTCAACTATGACTGAAAATATTAAAACTGAACAACATTATTACACTAAAGATTTTTCAGGATACAGAAATGAAGAAGATAACTTTGTAGCAAATCAAGAATTGACAGTAACAATCACATTGAACGAGTACAGAAAACTTATTGAAATAAAGGCTGTTAAAGATAAAGAAGAAGATACTTACAGAGGTAAGTATTTTGCGGAAGAAAGAAAAAACGAAAAATTGGAAAAAGAAAATATAAAACTAAAAAACAAAATTTATGAATTACAAAACGAAGAAGATAACGAGGAGGACGAAGAAGACAAGGAGGACGAGAACGATGTATTACAAAATTGGTGAGATAAAAAACAAAATTATAAGCTTTAACGGGTTTGAATTTAAAGTGTCTGTGATGAAGAGACATGACGGTATCAGTATACAAATCAAGGATATGAATAATGTTCCACTTAAATCGTTTCATGTCATAGATTTAAGTGAACTATATATTGCGACGGATGCAATGCGTGACGTTATAAACGAATGGATTGAAAATAACACAGATGAACAGGACAGACTAATTAACTTAGTCATGAAATGGTAGGAGGTCGCTATGAAGCAGACTGTAACTTATCTAATCAAGCATAAAGATGAAAATCTATTTATTACAAACCGACCAACCGAAGTGAACGATACAGTGAAGTATTCAACTGATATGCGAGACGCAAGAGAATTCGACGGACTAGACAAAACTGTTATTGATATGTCTAAGCACAAAGCAATCAAGAAAACAGTGACAGAAACAATTGAGTATGAGGAGGTAGAACATGACTGAGGAAAAACAAGAACCACAAGAAAAAGTAAGCATACTCAAAAAACTAAAGATAAATAATATCGCTGAGAAAAATAAAAGGAAATTCTATAAATTTGCAGTATACGGAAAAATTGGCTCAGGAAAAACCACGTTTGCTACAAGAGATAAAGACGCTTTCGTCATTGACATTAACGAAGGTGGAACAACGGTTACTGACGAAGGATCAGACGTAGAAATCGAGAACTATCAACACTTTGTTTATGTTGTAAATTTTTTACCTCAAATTTTACAGGAGATGAGAGAAAACGGACAAGAAATCAATGTTGTAGTTATTGAAACTATTCAAAAACTTAGAGATATGACATTGAATGATGTGATGAAAAATAAGTCTAAAAAACCAACGTTTAATGATTGGGGAGAAGTTGCTGAACGAATTGTCAGTATGTACAGATTAATAGGAAAACTTCAAGAAGAATACAAATTCCACTTTGTTATTACAGGTCATGAAGGTATCAACAAAGATAAAGATAATGAAGGTAGCACTATCAACCCTACTATCACTATTGAAGCGCAAGAACAAATTAAAAAAGCTATTACTTCTCAAAGTGATGTGTTAGCTAGGGCAATGATTGAAGAATTTGATGATAACGGAGAAAAGAAAGCTAGATATATTCTAAACGCTGAACCTTCTAATACGTTTGAAACAAAGATTAGACATTCACCTTCAATAACAATTAACAATAAGAAATTTGCAAATCCTAGCATTACGGACGTAGTAGAAGCAATTAGAAATGGAAACTAAAAATTAATTAAAAGGACGGTATTTAATTATGAAAATCACAGGACAAGCGCAATTTACTAAAGAAACAAATCAAGAAAAGTTTTATAACGGCTCAGCAGGGTTTCAAGCTGGAGAATTCACAGTGAAAGTTAAAAATATTGAATTCAATGATAGAGAAAATAGATATTTCACAATCGTATTTGAAAATGATGAAGGCAAACAATATAAACATAATCAATTTGTACCGCCGTATAAATATGATTTCCAAGAAAAACAATTGATTGAATTAGTTACTCGATTAGGTATTAAGTTAAATCTTCCTAGCTTAGATTTTGATACCAATGATCTTATTGGTAAGTTTTGTCACTTGGTATTGAAATGGAAATTCAATGAAGATGAAGGTAAGTATTTTACGGATTTTTCATTTATTAAACCTTACAAAAAGGGCGATGATGTTGTTAACAAACCTATTCCGAAGACAGATAAGCAAAAAGCTGAAGAAAATAACGGGGCACAACAACAAACATCAATGTCTCAACAAAGCAATCCATTTGAAAGCAGTGGCCAATTTGGATATGACGACCAAGATTTAGCGTTTTAAGGTGTGGTTTAAATGCAATACATTACAAGATACCAGAAAGACAATGACGGCACTTATTCCGTCGTTGCTACTGGTGTTGAACTTGAACAAAGTCACATTGACTTACTAGAAAACGGATATCCACTAAAAGCAGAAGTAGAGGTTCCGGATAATAAAAAACTATCTATAGAACAACGCAAAAAAATATTCGCAATGTGTAGAGATATAGAACTTCACTGGGGAGAACCGGTGGAATCAACTAGAAAATTATTACAAACAGAATTGGAAATTATGAAAGGTTATGAAGAAATCAGTCTGCGCGACTGTTCTATGAAAGTTGCAAGGGAGTTAATAGAACTGATTATAGCGTTTATGTTTCATCATCAAATACCTATGAGTGTAGAAACGAGTAAGTTGTTAAGCGAAGATAAAGCGTTATTATATTGGGCTACAATCAACCGCAACTGTGTAATATGCGGAAAGCCTCACGCAGACCTGGCACATTATGAAGCAGTCGGCAGAGGAATGAACAGAAACAAAATGAATCACTACAACAAACATGTATTAGCGTTATGTCGCGAACATCATAACCAGCAACATGCGATTGGCGTTAAGTCGTTTGATGATAAATATCACTTGCATGACTCGTGGATAAAAGTTGATGAGAGGCTCAACAAAATGCTGAAAGGAGAAAACAATGGGAGAAGTATCGTGGATAAAACTTAAAGTTGGCATGTTTGATGACAGCAAAATCAAATATATCGAAGCTTTACCCGAAAGAGATACGATCATAACTATTTGGGTTAAGTTGCTAACTTTATCAGGAAAGTACAACGAACAAGGTTACATTATGCTATCTGAAAATTTGCCGTACAACGAAGAAATGTTAGCAAATGAGTTTAGCCGACCTATCAACTCGATAAGGTTAGCAATACAAACTTTTGAGACATTAGGCATGATTGAAAAAGTTAATGGTGTCATAAAAGTGACAAACTGGGAAAAGCACCAAAACATTGAAGGACTCGAGAAAATCAGGGCGCAGAACAGGTTGAGGAAACAAAAGCAACGAGAAAACAACAGAAAATTGCTAAATGGTCACGTGACGTCACGTGACAGTCACGCAACAGAAGAAGATAAAGAATTAGAAAGAGATAAAGAAAAAGATATAGATAAGAACTTAAGTTCAATTAATAGCGCAACTGACGTTACGCATGAGCAATTTGAGGAATGGTGGAAACTTTACGACAAGAAGAAAGATAAGAAGATGTCTTTTACTAAATTCAAATCATGCTTAAAGAAACATTCTTTTGAACAAATCATGCAAGGCACTCGAGAGTATTTAAAAACTATTACAGACAAACAATATCAAAAGTACCCCAAAACGTTCTTAACTAATGAAAGCTATATGAATGATTATAGCGAAGAGATTAAAGAAACTGGCATAGATCAATTGGAACGTATGAAGTACGACGAAAGTTATTGGGATTAGGGGGACATTATGAAACCACTATTCAGCGAAAAGATAAACGAAAGCTTGAAAAAATATCAACCTACTCATGTCGAAAAGGGATTGAAATGTAAGAGGTGTGGCAGTGAATACGACTTATATAAGTTCGCTCCTACTAAAAAACACCCGAATGGTTACGAGTATAAAGATGGTTGCAAGTGTGAAATTTATGAGGAATATAAGCGAAACAAGCAACGGAAGATAAACAACATATTCAATCAATCAAATGTTAATCCGTCATTAAGAGATGCAACGGTTAACAACTATAAGCCACAAAATGAAAAACAAGTAAAAGCTAAACAAACAGCAATAGAGTATGTACAGGGTTTCTCTACAAAAGAACCAAAATCATTAATATTGCAAGGTTCATATGGAACTGGTAAAAGCCATCTAGCATACGCTATCGCAAAAGCAGTCAAATCTAAAGGGCATACAGTTGCTTTTATGCACATACCAATGTTGATGGATCGTATCAAAGCGACATACAACAAAAATGCAGTTGAAACTACAGACGAGCTAGTCAGATTGCTAAGTGATATTGATTTACTTGTACTAGATGATATGGGTGTAGAAAACACAGAGCACACTTTAAATAAACTTTTCAGCATTGTTGATAACAGAGTAGGTAAAAACAACATTTTTACAACTAACTTTAGTGATAAAGAACTAAATCAAAATATGAACTGGCAACGTATCAATTCAAGAATGAAACACAATGCGAGAAAAGTAAGAGTAATCGGAGACGATTTCAGGGAGCGAGATGCATGGTAACCAAAGAATTTTTAAAAACTAAACTTGAGTGTTCAGATATGTACGCTCAGAAACTCATAGACGAGGCACAGGGCGATGAAAATAGGTTGTACGACCTATTTATCCAAAAACTTGCAGAACGTCATACACGCCCCGCTATCGTCGAATATTAAGGAGTGTTAAAAATGCCGAAAGAAAAATATTACTTATACCGAGAAGATGGCACAGAAGATATTAAGGTCATCAAGTATAAAGACAACGTAAATGAAGTTTATTCGCTCACAGGAGCCCATTTCAGCGACGAAAAGAAAATTATGACTGATAGTGACCTAAAACGATTTAAAGGCGCTCACGGTCTTTTATATGAGCAAGAGCTAGGATTACAAGCAACGATATTTGATATTTAGAGGTGGACGATGAGTAAATACAACGCTAAGAAAGTTGAGTACAAAGGAATTGTATTTGATAGCAAAGTAGAGTGTGAATATTACCAATATTTAGAAAGTAATATGAATGGCACTAACTATGATCGTATCGAAATACAACCGAAATTTGAATTACAACCTAAATTCGGGAAACAAAGACCGATTACGTATATAGCCGATTTCTCTTTGTGGAAGGAAGGGAAACTGGTTGAAGTTATAGACGTTAAAGGTAAGGCGACTGAAGTTGCCAACATCAAAGCGAAGATATTCAGATATCAGTATAGAGATGCGAATTTAACGTGGATATGTAAAGCGCCTAAATACACAGGTCAAGAATGGATGGTATATGAGGACTTAGTGAAAGTCAGACGTAAAAGAAAAAGAGAAATGAAGTGATTTAATGCAACAACAAGCATATATAAATGCAACGATTGATATAAGAATACCTACCGAAGTTGAATATCAGCATTTTGATGATGTGGATGATGAAAAAGATGCACTGGCAGATTACTTATATAACAATCCGGACGAAATACTAGAGTATGACAATTTAAAAATTAGAAATGTAAATGTAGAGGTGGAATAAATGGCGAAAACAGCAAGAATTGTAAGGATACATGATAAACCTTATAGGTTCAGTAAATTTGAAATGGAATTAATAGAAAGTCACGGTATAACACCTGGAATGGTTTCTAAAAGAGTAAAAGACGGTTGGGAACTACATGAAGCAATGGACGCACCAGAAGGTACGCGTTTAAGTGAGTACAGAGAAAAGAAAACAATAGAAAGACTGGAACAAGCTAGACTCGAACGCAAATTGGAAAGAGAGCGAAAGAGAGAGGCTGAGCTAAGAAGAAAGAAGCCACATTTGTTTAATGTACCTCAAAAACATTCACGTGATCCGTACTGGTTCGATGTCACTTATAACCAAATGTTCAAGAAATGGAGTGAAGCATAATGAGCATAATCAGTAACAGAAAAGTAGATATGAACGAAATACAAGACAATGTTAAGCAACCAGCGCACTACACATACGGCGACATTGAAATTATAGATTTTATTGAACAAGTTACGGCACAGTACCCACCACAATTAGCATTCGCAATAGGTAATGCAATCAAATACTTGTCAAGAGCGCCGTTAAAAAACGGACACGAGGATTTAGCAAAGGCGAAGTTTTACGTCCAAAGAGCTTTTGATTTGTGGGAGGGTTAACTATGGCAACTCAAAAACAAGTTGAATATGTGATGTCATTACAGGAACAACTGGAATTGGAAGACTGCGAAAAATATACAGACGAACAAATTAAAGCAATGAGTCATAAAGAAGTTAGCAATGTGATTGAAAACTATAAGACAAGCATAAGGAACGAAGAGCTATATGATGAATGCATGTCGTTTGGTCTACCTAATTGTTAAAAGGAGTGATGACTATGACAGATAACGCACGCAAAGAATACCTAAATCAATTCTTTGGATCTAAGAGATATCTGTATCAGGATAACGAAGGAGTGGCACATATCCATGTAGTAAACAGCACTTATTACTTTCACGGGCATATCGTACCAGGTTGGCAAGGCGTTAAAAAGACATTTGATACTGCTGAAGAGCTCGAAATATATATAAAGCAACATGGTTTGGAATACGAGGAACAGAAGCAACTAACTTTATTTTAGAGGAGATATAAACAATAAAATTTTATGGAGGAAGACACTAATGAATAACCGCGAACAAATTGAACAATCAGTGATCAGTGCTAGTGCGTATAACGGCAATGACACAGAGGGATTGCTAAAAGAGATTGAGGACGTGTATAAGAAAGCACAAGCGTTTGATGAAATACTTGAGGGTTTACCTAATGCTATGCAAGATGCACTCAAAGAAGATATTGGTCTTGATGAAGCAGTAGGGATTATGACGGGGCAAGTGGTCTATAAATATGAGGAGGAGCAGGAAAGTGACTAACACATTACAAGTAAAACTATTATCAGAAAATGCTAGAATGCCCGAACGAAATCATAAGACGGATGCAGGTTATGACATATTCTCAGCTGAAACTGTCGTACTTGAGCCACAAGAAAAGGCAGTGATCAAAACAGATGTAGCTGTAAGCATACCAGAGGGCTATGTCGGACTATTAACTAGCCGTAGTGGTGTAAGTAGTAAAACGCATTTAGTGATTGAAACAGGCAAGATAGACGCGGGATATCACGGCAATTTAGGGATTAATATCAAGAATGACGCTATTGCATCGAATGGTTATATCACACCAGGTGTTTTTGATATTAAAGGAGAAATCGATTTGAGTGACGCCATAAGACAATATGGAACTTATCAAATCAACGAAGGCGACAAACTAGCTCAATTGGTTATCGTGCCTATATGGACACCTGAACTAAAGCAAGTGGAGGAATTCGAGTGTGTTTCAGAACGTGGAGCAAAAGGCTTCGGAAGTAGCGGAGTATAAAGACATCTTAGATCGAGTCAAGGAGGTTTTGGGGAAGTGAGCGACATGTTAGAAATATTTTTAATAGGGTTTGGCGTTTATCTCTTTTATCGCATAGCAATTATTTTTCTTAAGAGTAAAAAGACTATACACACAAACATATATGAAATGTTAATGCTTGCTACTATCTTTATGATATCTACATTTGCTTATAAACATCAAAAGACGCATATCTTAATAGCATTTTTAGTAATGTTTTTTATGAGTAAGCTCAAACAAGTTCAAGGGAGCTATGAGGAATGACACAATACTTAGTCACAACATTCAAAGATTCAACAGGACAACCACATGAACATTTTACTACTGCTAGAGATAATCAGACGTTTACAGTTGTTGAGGCAGAGAGTAAAGAAGAAGCTGAGCGCAAATACGAGGCACAAGTTAAGATAAGGAGAGATGGAGATGCCAAAGAAAACGGTAACGATTGATGTAGATGAAAACTTATTAGTAGTAGCTAGTAATGAAATATCAGAACTATTATATGAATATGACAGTGAGTTAATGTCAGCTGATGAAGATGGCGATAATAGAGATATCGAAGAAAAAAGAGACGCATTAAAACAAGCTATACAAATTATCGATAAATTAACATGGGGTGTTTAGTGGTGGTTAAAGAAATTTTGAGACTATTATTCTTACTAGCGATGTATGAGTTAGGTAAGTATGTAACTGAGCAAGTATATATTATGATGACGGCTAATGATGATGTAGAGGCGCCGAGTGATTACGTCTTTCGAGCGGAGGTGAGTGAATAATGAGAATATTTATTTATGATTTGATCGTTTTGCTGTTTGCTTTCTTAATATCCATATATATTATTGATGATGGAGTGATAATAAATGCATTAGGAATTTTTGGTATGTATAAAATTATAGATTCCTTTTCAGAAAATATTATAAAGAGGTAGATAAAAATGAACGAGCAAATAATAGGAAGCATATATACTTTAGCAGGAGGTGTTGTGCTTTATTCAGTTAAAGAGATTTTTAGGTATTTTACAGATTCTAACTTACAACGTAAAAAAATCAATTTAGAACAAATATATCCGATATATTTAGATTGTTTTAAAAAGGCTAAAAAGATGATTGGAGCTTATATTATTCCAACAGAACAGCATGAATTTTTAGATTTTTTTGATATTGAAGTCTTTAATAATTTAGATAAGCAAAGTAAAAAAGCGTATGAAAATGTTATTGGATTTAGACAAATGATTAATTTATCAAATAGAGTTAAGGCAATGGAAGATTTTAAGATGAGTTTCAACAATGAATTTAGTACAAATCAGATTTTTTTTAATCCTTCTTTTGTTATGGAAACAATTGCTATTATAAATGAATATCAAAAAGATATATCTTATTTAAAAAATATAATTAATAAAATGAATGAAAATAGAGCTTATAATCATATTGATAGTTTTATCACTTCAGAGTACCGACGAAAAATAAACGATTATAATCTTTATCTTGATAAATTTGAAGAACAGTTTAGTCAAAAGTTTAAAATAAACAGAACTTCGATAAAAGAAAGAATTATTATTAATTTAAACAAGAGGAGATTTAAATGATGTGGATTACTATGACTATTGTATTTGCTATATTGCTATTAGTTTGTATCAGTATTAATAGTGATCGTGCAAGAGAGATACAAGCACTCAGATATATGAATGATTATCTACTTGATGAAGTAGTTAAAACTAAAGGATACAACGGGTTAGAAGAATACAGGATTAAATTAAAGCGAATGAATAACGATATTAAAAAGTAATTTATATTATCGGAGGTATTGCATTGAATGATAAAGATTGAGAAACACGATATCAAAAAGCTTGAAGAATACATTCAGCACATCGATAACTATCGAAGAGAGTTGAAGATGCGAGAATATGAATTACTTGAAAGTCATGAACCAGATAATGCGGGAGCTGGCAAAAGTAATTTGCCGGGTAATCCGATTGAACGATGTGCAATAAAGAAGTTTAGTGATAACAGGTACAATACATTAAGAAATATAGTTAACGGTGTAGATAGATTGATAGATGAAAGTGATGAGGATACGCTTGAGTTATTAAGGTTTAGATATTGGGATTGTCCTATTGGTTGTTATGAATGGGAAGATATAGCACATTACTTTGGTACAAGTAAGACAAGTATATTACGTAGAAGGAATGCACTGATCGATAAGTTAGCAAAGTATATTGGTTATGTGTAGCGGACTTTTACCCTATGTAAGTCCGCATTAAAACAGTTTATTATGTTAGTATCAGATTAATATTTAAAGTTATTAAATGCTAATACGACGCATGAACAAGAGGCGCATTACTATGTGATGTGTCTTTTTATTTATGAGGTATGAACATGTTCAAACTAATTGTAAATACATTACTACACATCAAGTATAGATGCGTCTTGATACTACTTAAGTTATATAAGGTGAAACATTATGATGACTAAAGACGAACGTATACGATTCTATAAGTCTAAAGAATGGCAAACAACAAGAAAAAGAGTACTAGAAAGAGATAATTATGAATGTCAACAATGTAAGAGAGACGGCAAGTTAACGACATATGACAAAAGCAAGCGTAAGTCGTTGGATGTAGATCATATATTATCGCTAGAACATCATCCGGAGTTTGCTCATGACTTAAACAATTTAGAAACACTGTGTATTAAATGTCACAACAAAAAAGAAAAGAGATTTATAAAAAAAGAAAATAAATGGAAAGACGAAAAATGGTAAATACCCCCGGGTCAAAAAAATCAAAAGCGATCAAAATACTTGGGGAACGGGCAGGGGCTCGACTTCGCGATAATTTTAAAAATCCATGTATAACCCCCCCTCTTATAACCATTTTAAGGCAGGTGATGAAATGGAGATTATAGTTGATGAAAACTTAGTGCTTAAAGAAAAAGAAAGGCTGCAAGTATTATATAAAGACATACCTAGCAATAAATTAAAAGTAGTTGATGGTTTAATTATTCAAGCAGCAAGGCTACGTGTAATGCTTGATTACATGTGGGAAGACATAAAAGAAAAAGGTGACTATGATTTATTTACTCAATCTGAAAAGGCGCCACCATATGAAAGGGAAAGACCAGTAGCCAAACTATTTAATGCTAGAGATGCTGCATATCAAAAAATAATCAAACAATTATCGGATTTATTGCCCGAAGAGAAAGAAGACACAGAAACGCCATCTGATGATTACCTATGATTAGTAATAAATACGTTGATGAATATATAAATTTGTGGAAACAAGGAAAGATAATTTTAAATAAAGAAAGAATTGATCTCTTTAATTATCTACAAAAACATATATATTCACGAGATGATGTATATTTTGATGAACAGAAAATCGAGGATTGTATCAAATTTATTGAAAAATGGTATTTTCCAACATTACCATTTCAAAGGTTTATCATAGCTAATATATTTCTTATAGATAAAAATACAGATGAAGCTTTCTTTACAGAATTTGCTATTTTCATGGGACGTGGAGGCGGGAAAAACGGTCTAATAAGTGCTATTAGTGATTTTCTTTCTACGCCCTTACACGGAGTTAAAGAATATCACATCTCCATTGTTGCTAATAGTGAAGATCAAGCAAAAACATCGTTTGATGAAATCAGAACCGTTTTAATGGATAACAAACGAAATAAGACGGGTAAAACGCCAAAAGCTCCTTATGAAGTTAGTAAAGCAAAAATAATAAACCGTGCAACTAAATCGGTTATTCGATATAACACATCAAACACAAAAACCAAAGACGGTGGACGTGAGGGGTGTGTTATTTTTGATGAAATTCATTATTTCTTTGGTCCTGAAATGGTAAACGTCAAACGTGGTGGATTAGGTAAAAAGAAAAATAGAAGAACGTTTTATATAAGTACTGATGGTTTTGTTAGAGAGGGTTATATCGATGCAATGAAGCACAAAATTGCAAGTGTATTAAGTGGCAAGGTTAAAAATAGTAGATTGTTTGCTTTTTATTGTAAGTTAGACGATCCAAAAGAAGTTGATGACAGACAGACGTGGGAAAAGGCGAACCCAATGTTACATAAACCGTTATCAGAATACGCTAAAACACTGCTAAGTACGATTGAAGAAGAATATAACGATTTACCATTCAACCGTTCAAATAAGCCCGAATTCATGACTAAGCGAATGAATTTGCCTGAAGTTGACCTTGAAAAAGTAATAGCACCATGGAAAGAAATACTAGCGACTAATAGAGAGATACCAAATTTAGATAATCAAATGTGTATTGGTGGTTTAGACTTTGCAAACATTCGAGATTTTGCAAGTGTAGGGCTATTATTCCGAAAAAACGATGATTACATTTGGTTAGGACATTCGTTTGTAAGACAAGGGTTTTTGGATGATGTCAAATTAGAACCTCCTATTAAAGAATGGGAAAAAATGGGATTATTGACCATTGTCGATGATGATGTCATTGAAATTGAATATATAGTTGATTGGTTTTTAAAGGCTAGAGAAAAATATGGGCTTGAAAAAGTCATAGCTGATAATTATAGAACTGATATTGTAAGACGTGCGTTTGAGGATGCTGGCATAAAACTTGAAGTACTTAGAAATCCAAAAGCAATACATGGATTACTTGCACCACGTATCGATACAATGTTTGCGAAACATAACGTAATATATGGAGACAATCCTTTGATGCGTTGGTTTACTAATAATGTTGCAGTAAAGGTTAAACCCGATGGTAATAAAGAATATATTAAAAAAGATGAAAATAGAAGAAAAACCGATGGGTTCATGGCTTTTGTTCACGCATTATATAGAGCAGACGATATAGTAGACAAAGACATGTCTAAAGCGCTTGATGCATTAATGAGTATAGATTTCTAATAGAGGAGGTGAGACATGAGTATTCTAGAAAAGATATTTAAAACTAGGAAAGATATAACATATATGCTTGATTTAGATATGATAGAAGATCTATCACAACAAGCGTATGTGAAACGTTTAGCGATTGATAGTTGTATTGAATTTGTTGCGCGAGCTGTCGCTCAAAGTCATTTTAAAGTATTGGAAGGTAATAGAATTCAAAAGAATGATGTTTACTACAAGTTAAATATAAAACCAAATACTGACTTATCAAGCGATAGTTTTTGGCAACAAGTTATATATAAACTAATTTATGATAACGAGGTTTTAATCGTAGTAAGTGACAGCAAAGAATTACTTATCGCAGATAGCTTTTACAGAGAAGAGTACGCTTTGTATGATGATATATTCAAAGATGTAACGGTTAAAGATTATACTTATCAACGTACTTTCACAATGCAAGAGGTCATATATTTAAAGTACAACAACAATAAAGTGACACACTTTGTAGAAAGTCTATTCGAAGATTACGGGAAAATATTCGGAAGAATGATAGGTGCACAATTAAAAAACTATCAAATAAGAGGGATTTTGAAATCTGCCTCTAGCGCATATGACGAAAAGAATATAGAAAAATTACAAGCGTTCACAAATAAATTATTCAATACTTTTAATAAAAATCAACTAGCAATCGCGCCTTTGATAGAAGGTTTTGATTATGAGGAATTATCTAATGGTGGTAAGAATAGTAACATGCCTTTTTCTGAATTGAGTGAGCTAATGAGAGATGCAATAAAAAATGTTGCGTTGATGATTGGTATACCTCCAGGTTTGATTTACGGAGAAACAGCTGATTTGGAAAAAAACACGCTTGTATTTGAGAAGTTCTGTTTAACACCTTTATTAAAAAAGATTCAGAACGAATTAAACGCGAAACTCATAACACAAAGCATGTATTTGAAAGATACAAGAATAGAAATTGTCGGTGTGAATAAAAAAGACCCACTTCAATATGCTGAAGCAATTGACAAACTTGTAAGTTCTGGTTCATTTACAAGGAATGAGGTGCGGATTATGTTAGGTGAAGAACCATCAGACAATCCTGAATTAGACGAATACCTGATTACTAAAAACTACGAAAAAGCTAACAGTGGTGAAAATGATGAAAAAGAAAAAGATGAAAACACTTTGAAAGGTGGTGATGAAGATGAAAGCGGAGATTAAAGGCGTCATCGTTTCCAACGAAGATAAATGGGTTTACGAAATGCTTGGTATGGATTCGACTTGTCCTAAAGATGTTTTAACACAACTAGAATTTAGTGATGAAGATGTTGATATTATAATTAACTCAAATGGTGGTAACCTAGTAGCTGGTAGTGAAATATATACACATTTAAGAGCTCATAAAGGCAAAGTGAATGTTCGTATCACAGCAATAGCAGCAAGTGCGGCATCGCTTATCGCAATGGCTGGTGACCACATCGAAATGAGTCCGGTTGCTAGAATGATGATTCACAATCCTTCAAGTATTGCGCAAGGAGAAGCGAAAGATCTAAATCATGCTGCAGAAACATTAGAACATGTTGGTCAAATAATGGCTGAGGCATATGCGGTTAGAGCTGGTAAAAACAAACAAGAACTTGTAGAAATGATGGCTAGGGAAACGTGGCTAAATGCTGATGAAGCCATTGAACAAGGTTTTGCGGATAGTAAAATGTTTGAAAACGACAATATGCAAATTGTAGCAAGCAATACACAAGTGTTATCGAAAGATGTATTAAATCGTGTAACAGCTTTGGTAAGTAAAACGCCAGAGGTTAACATTGATATTGACGCAATAGCAAATAAAGTAATTGAAAAAATAAATATGAAAGAAAAGGAATCAGAAATCGATGTTGCAGATAGTAAAGTATCAGCAAATGGATTTTCAAGATTCCTTTTTTAATACAAAAAATAGGAGGTCATAAAATGACTATAAATTTATCGGAAACATTCGCAAATGCGAAAAACGAATTTATTAATGCAGTAAACAACGGTGAACCGCAAGAAAGACAAAATGAATTGTACGGTGACATGATTAACCAACTATTTGAAGAAACTAAATTACAAGCAAAAGCAGAAGCTGAAAGAGTTTCTAGTTTACCTAAATCAGCACAAACTTTGAGTGCAAACCAAAGAAGTTTCTTCATGGATATCAATAAAAACGTTAACTATAAAGAAGAAAAACTTTTGCCAGAAGAAACAATTGATAGAATTTTTGAAGATTTGACGACGAATCATCCGTTATTAGCTGATTTAGGTATTAAAAACGCTGGTTTGCGTTTGAAGTTCTTAAAATCTGAAACTTCTGGCGTAGCCGTTTGGGGTAAAATCTATGGTGAAATTAAAGGTCAATTAGATGCTGCGTTCAGTGAAGAAACAGCAATTCAAAATAAATTGACAGCGTTTGTTGTTTTACCAAAAGATTTAAATGATTTTGGTCCTGCGTGGATTGAAAGATTTGTTCGTGTTCAAATCGAAGAAGCATTTGCAGTGGCGCTTGAAACTGCGTTCTTAAAAGGTACTGGTAAAGACCAACCAATCGGCTTAAACCGTCAAGTACAAAAAGGTGTATCGGTAACTGAGGGTGCTTATCCAGAGAAAGAAGAACAAGGTACGCTTACATTTGCTAATCCGCGCGCTACGGTTAATGAATTGACGCAAGTGTTTAAATACCACTCAACTAACGAGAAAGGTAAATCAGTAGCGGTTAAAGGTAATGTAACAATGGTTGTTAATCCGTCCGATGCTTTTGAGGTTCAAGCACAGTATACACATTTAAATGCAAATGGCGTATATGTTACTGCTTTACCATTTAATTTGAATGTTATTGAGTCTACAGTTCAAGAAGCAGGTAAGGTTTTAACGTACGTTAAAGGTCTATATGATGGTTATTTAGCTGGTGGTATTAATGTTCAGAAATTTAAAGAAACACTTGCGTTAGATGATATGGATTTATACACTGCAAAACAATTTGCTTACGGCAAAGCGAAAGATAATAAAGTTGCTGCTGTTTGGAAATTAGATTTAAAAGGACATAAGCCAGCTTTAGAAGGTACCGAAGAAACACTATAAAATTTTATGAGGTGATAAAATGGTGAAATTTAAAGTTGTTAGAGCTTTTAAAGACATAGAGCACAATCAACACAAGTACAAAGTAGGGGAGTTGTATCCAGCTGAAGGGTATAACAAACCTCGTGTTGAATTGTTGACAAATCAAATCAAAAATAAGTACGACAAAGTTTATATCGTACCTTTAGATAAGCTGACAAAACAAGAATTATTAGAACTATGCGAATCATTACAAAAAAAAGCGTCTAGTTCAATGGTTAAAAGTGAAATCGTCGACTTATTGAATGGTGAAGACAATGACGATTGATGATTTGCTTGTCAAATTTAAATCACTTGAAAAGATTGACCATAATTCAGAGGATGAGTACTTAAAGCAGTTGTTAAAAATGTCGTACGAGCGTATAAAAAATCAGTGCGGAGTTTTTGAATTAGAGAATTTAATAGGTCAAGAATTGATACTTATACGCGCTAGATATGCTTATCAAGATTTATTAGAACACTTCAACGATAATTACAGACCTGAAATAATAGATTTTTCGTTATCTCTAATGGAGGTATCAGAAGATGAAGAAAGTGTTTAAAAAACCTAGAATTACAACTAAACGTTTAAATACTCGTGTTCATTTTTATAAGTATACTGAAAATAATGGTCCAGAAGCTGGAGAAAAAGAAGAAAAATTATTATATAGCTGTTGGGCGAGTATTGATGGTGTCTGGTTACGTGAATTAGAACAAGCTATCTCAAACGGAACCCAAAATGACATTAAATTGTATATTCGTGATCCGCAAGGTGATTATTTACCCAGTGAAGAACATTATCTTGAAATTGAATCAAGATATTTCAAAAATCGTTTGAATATAAAGCAAGTATCACCAGATTTGGATAATAAAGACTTTATTATGATTCGCGGAGGATATAGTTCATGAGTGTGAAAGTGACAGGTGATAAAGCATTAGAAAGAGAATTAGAAAAACATTTTGGCATAAAAGAGATGGTAAAAGTTCAAGATAAGGCGTTAATAGCTGGTGCTAAGGTAATTGTTGAAGAAATAAAAAAACAACTCAAACCTTCAGAAGACTCAGGAGCACTGATTAGTGAGATTGGTCGTACTGAACCTGAATGGATAAAGGGGAAACGTACTGTTACAATTAGGTGGCGTGGGCCTTTTGAACGATTTAGAATAGTACATTTAATTGAAAATGGTCATGTTGAGAAAAAGTCAGGAAAATTTGTAAAACCTAAAGCTATGGGTGGGATTAATAGAGCAATAAGACAAGGGCAAAATAAGTATTTTGAGACGCTAAAAAGGGAGTTGAAAAAATTGTGATTGATATTTTGTACAAAGTTCATGAAGTGATTAGTCAAGACAGAATTATTAGAGAGCACGTAAATATCAATAATATTAAGTTCAATAAATACCCTAATGTAAAAGATACTGATGTACCTTTTATTGTTATTGACGATATCGACGACCCAATACCTACAACTTATACTGACGGAGATGAGTGTGCATATAGTTATATTGTCCAAATAGATGTTTTTGTTAAGTACAATGATGAATATAATGCGAGAATCATAAGAAATAAGATATCTAATCGCATTCAAAAGTTATTATGGTCTGAACTAAAAATGGGAAATGTTTCAAATGGAAAACCGGAATATATAGAAGAATTTAAAACATATAGAAGCTCTCGCGTTTACGAGGGCATTTTTTATAAGGAGGAAAATTAAATGGCAGTAAAACATGCAAGTGCGCCAAAGGCGTATATTAACATTACTGGTTTAGGTTTCGCTAAATTAACGAAAGAAGGCGCGGAATTAAAATATAGTGATATTACAAAAACAAGAGGATTACAAAAAATTGGTGTTGAAACTGGTGGAGAACTAAAAACAGCTTATGCTGATGGCGGTCCAATTGAATCAGGGAATACAGACGGAGAAGGTAAAATCTCATTACAAATGCATGCGTTCCCTAAAGAGATTCGCAAAATTGTTTTTAATGAAGATTATGATGAAGATGGCGTTTACGAAGAGAAACAAGGTAAGCAAAACAATTACGTAGCTGTATGGTTCAGACAAGAGCGTAGAGACGGTACATTTAGAACAGTTTTATTACCTAAAGTTATGTTTACAAATCCTAAAATTGATGGTGAAACAGCTGAAAAAGACTGGGACTTCTCAAGTGAAGAAGTAGAAGGTGAGGCACTTTTCCCTTTAATTGATAATAAAAAGTCTGTACGTAAATATATCTTTGACTCAGCTAACATGACAAATCATGATGGTAATGGTGAAAAAGGCGAAGAGGCTTTCTTAAAGAAAATTTTAGGCGAAGAATATACTGGAAACGTGACAGAGGATACGGAAACTTTGTAACGAAACCGGCTTCATCGGAAACTGCGGTAAAGTCGGTTAGTATACCAGATAGCATTAAAACACTTAAAGTTGGCGACACATACGATTTAAATGTTGTAGTAGAGCCATCTAATCAAAGTAAGTTATTGAAATACACAACAGATCAAACGAATATTGTATCAATCAATAGTGATGGTCAAGTTACTGCGGAAGCACAAGGCATTGCTACGGTTAAAGCAACAGCTGGTAATATGAGTGACACTATAACAATAAATGTAGAAGCATAAGAGGGGGCAACCCCTCTATTTTATTTGAAAATAAGGAGAGTATTATAAAATGGCAAAATTAAAACGTAACATTATTCAATTAGTAGAAGACCCAAAAGCAAATGAAATTAAATTACAAACGTACTTAACACCACACTTCATTTCATTTGAAATTGTATACGAAGCAATGGATCTAATCGATGATATTGAGGATGAAAATAGCGCAATGAAGCCAAGAGAAATCGCTGACAGATTGATGGATATGGTTGTAAAAATTTACGATAACCAATTCACAGTTAAAGACCTAAAAGAACGTATGCATGCACCTGATGGAATGAATGCACTTCGTGAACAAGTAATTTTCATTACTCAAGGTCAGCAAACTGAGGAAACTAGAAATTTTATCCAGAACATGAAATAAAGCCTGAAGATTTAACATATAAAGCAATGTTGAAAAATATGGATACTCTCATGATGGACTTAATTGAAAATGGTAAAGACGCTAACGAAGTTTTAAAAATGCCATTTCATTATGTACTTTCCATATATCAAAATAAAAACAATGACATTTCTGAAGAAAAAGCAGAGGCTTTAATTGATGCGTTTTAACCTTAACCGTTTGGTTAGGGTTATTTTTTTGAACTTTTTTAGAAAGGAGGTAAAAAATGGGAGAAAGAATAAAAGGTTTATCTATAGGTTTGGATTTAGATGCAGCAAATTTAAATAGATCATTTGCAGAAATCAAACGAAACTTTAAAACTTTAAATTCTGACTTAAAGTTAACCGGTAACAACTTCAAATATACCGAAAAATCAACTCATAGTTACAAACAAAGGATTAAAGAACTTGATGGAACTATCACAGGTTATAAGAAAAACGTTGATGATTTAGCCAAGCAATATGGCAAGGTATCTCAAGAACAGGGCGAAAACAGCGCGGAAGCTCAAAAATTACGACAAGAATATAACAAACAAGCAAATGAGCTGAATTTTTTAGAAAAAGAACTAGAAAAAACAACAACTGAGTTTGAAGAGTTCAAAAAAGCTCAAGTTGAAGCTCAAAGAATGGCAGAAAGTGGCTGGGGAAAAACCAGTAAAGTTTTTGAAAGTATGGGACCTAAATTAACAAAAATGGGTGATGGTTTAAAATCCATTGGTAAAGGTTTGATGATTGGTGTTACCGCACCTGTTTTAGGTATTGCAGCAGCATCAGGAAAAGCTTTTGCAGAAGTTGATAAAGGTTTAGATACAGTTACCCAAGCAACAGGAGCAACCGGCGGAGAGCTTAAGAAGTTGCAGAATTCATTTAAAGATGTTTATGGCAACTTTCCAGCAGATGCTGAGACTGTAGGCGGTGTTTTAGGAGAAGTTAATACAAGGTTAGGTTTTACAGGTAAAGAACTTGAAAATGCCACAGAGTCATTCTTGAAATTCAGTCATATAACAGGTTCTGAAGGCGTACAAGCCGTTCAATTAATTACCCGTGCAATGGGCGATGCAGGTATCGAAGCAAGTGAATATCAAAGTGTTTTGGATATGGTAGCAAAAGCGGCGCAAGCTAGTGGGATAAGTGTTGATACATTAGCTGATAGTATTACTAAATACGGCGCTCCAATGAGAGCTATGGGCTTTGAGATGAAAGAATCAATTGCTTTATTCTCTCAATGGGAAAAGTCAGGCGTTAATACTGAAATAGCATTCAGTGGTTTGAAAAAAGCTATATCAAATTGGGGTAAAGCTGGTAAAAACCCAAGAGAAGAATTTAAGAAGACATTAGCAGAAATTGAAAAGACGCCGGATATAGCTAGCGCAACAAGTTTAGCGATTGAAGCATTTGGTGCAAAGGCAGGTCCTGATTTAGCAGACGCTATTAAAGGTGGTCGCTTTAGTTATCAAGAATTTTTAAAAACTATTGAAGATTCCCAAGGCACAGTAAACCAAACATTTAAAGATTCTGAAAGTGGCTCCGAAAGATTTAAAGTAGCAATGAATAAATTAAAATTAGTAGGTGCTGATGTATGGGCTTCTATTGAAAGTGCGTTTGCTCCCGTAATGGAAGAATTAATCAAAAAGCTATCTATAGCGGTTGATTGGTTTTCCAATTTAAGTGATGGTTCTAAAAGATCAATTGTTATTTTCAGTGGTATTGCTGCTGCAATTGGTCCTGTAGTTTTTGGATTAGGTGCATTTATAAGTACAATTGGCAATGCAGTAACTGTATTAGCTCCATTGTTAGCTAGTATTGCAAAGGCTGGTGGATTGATTAGTTTTTTATCGACTAAAGTACCTATATTAGGAACTGTCTTCACAGCTTTAACTGGTCCAATTGGCATTGTATTAGGTGTATTGGCTGGTTTAGCAGTCGCATTTACAATTGCTTATAAGAAATCTGAAACATTTAGAAATTTTGTTAATGGTGCAATTGAAAGTGTTAAACAAACATTTAGTAATTTTATTCAATTTATTCAACCTTTCGTTGATTCTGTTAAAAACATCTTTAAACAAGCGATATCAGCAATAGTTGATTTCGCAAAAGATATTTGGAGTCAAATCAATGGATTCTTTAATGAAAACGGAATTTCCATTGTTCAAGCACTTCAAAATATATGCAACTTTATTAAAGCGATATTTGAATTTATTTTAAATTTTGTAATTAAACCAATTATGTTCGCGATTTGGCAAGTGATGCAATTTATTTGGCCGGCGGTTAAAGCCTTGATTGTCAGTACTTGGGAGAACATAAAAGGTGTAATACAAGGTGCTTTAAATATCATACTTGGCTTGATTAAGTTCTTCTCAAGTTTATTCGTTGGTGATTGGCGAGGAGTTTGGGACGCCGTTGTGATGATTCTTAAAGGAGCAGTTCAATTAATTTGGAATTTAGTTCAATTATGGTTTGTAGGTAAAATACTTGGTGTTGTTAGGTACTTTGGCGGGTTGCTAAAAGGATTGATAGCAGGAATTTGGGACGTAATAAGAAGTATATTCAGTAAATCTTTATCAGCAATTTGGAATGCAACAAAAAGTATTTTTGGATTTTTATTTAATAGCGTAAAATCAATTTTCACAAATATGAAAAATTGGTTATCTAATACTTGGAGCAGTATCCGTACGAATACAATAGGAAAAGCGCAGTCATTATTTAGTGGCGTCAAATCAAAATTTACTAATTTATGGAATGCGACGAAAGAAATTTTTAGTAATTTAAGAAATTGGATGTCAAATATTTGGAATTCCATTAAAGATAATACGGTAGGAATTGCAAGCCGTTTATGGAGTAAGGTACGTGGAATTTTCACAAATATGCGCGATGGCTTGAGTTCCATTATAGATAAGATTAAAAGTCATATCGGCGGTATGGTAAGCGCTATTAAAAAAGGACTTAATAAATTAATCGACGGTTTAAACTGGGTCGGTGGTAAGTTGGGAATGGATAAAATACCTAAGTTACACACTGGTACAGAGCACACACATACTACTACAAGATTAGTTAAGAACGGTAAGATTGCACGTGACACATTCGCTACAGTTGGGGATAAGGGACGCGGAAATGGTCCAAATGGTTTTAGAAATGAAATGATTGAATTCCCTAACGGTAAACGTGTAATCACACCTAATACAGATACTACCGCTTATTTACCTAAAGGCTCAAAAGTATACAACGGTGCACAAACTTATTCAATGTTAAACGGAACGCTTCCAAGATTTAGTTTAGGTACTATGTGGAAAGATATTAAATCTGGTGCATCATCGGCATTTAACTGGACAAAAGATAAAATAGGTAAAGGTACCAAATGGCTTGGCGATAAAGTTGGCGATGTTTTAGATTTTATGGAAAATCCAGGCAAACTTTTAAATTATATACTTGAAGCTTTTGGAATTGATTTCAATTCTTTAACTAAAGGTATGGGAATTGCAGGCGACATAACAAAAGCTGCATGGTCTAAGATTAAGAAAAGTGCTACTGATTGGATAAAAGAAAATTTAGAAGCTATGGGCGGTGGCGATTTAGTCGGCGGAATATTAGACCCTGACAAAATTAATTATCATTATGGACGTACCGCAGCTTATACCGCTGCAACTGGAAGACCATTTCATGAAGGTGTCGATTTTCCATTTGTATATCAAGAAGTTAGAACGCCGATGGGTGGCAGACTTACAAGAATGCCATTTATGTCTGGTGGTTATGGTAATTATGTAAAAATTACTAGTGGCGTTATCGATATGCTATTTGCGCATTTGAAAAACTTTAGCAAATCACCACCTAGTGGCACGATGGTAAAGCCCGGTGATGTTGTTGGTTTAACTGGTAATACCGGATTTAGTACAGGACCACACTTACATTTTGAAATGAGGAGAAACGGACGCCATTTTGACCCTGAACCATATTTAAGGAATGCTAAGAAAAAAGGAAGATTATCAATAGGTGGTGGTGGTGCTACTTCTGGAAGTGGCGCAACTTATGCCAGTCGAGTAATCCGACAAGCGCAAAGTATTTTAGGTGGTCGTTATAAAGGTAAATGGATTCATGACCAAATGATGCGCGTTGCAAAACGTGAAAGTAACTACCAGTCAAATGCAGTGAATAACTGGGATATAAATGCTCAAAGAGGAGACCCATCAAGAGGATTATTCCAAATCATCGGCTCAACTTTTAGAGCAAACGCTAAACGTGGATATACTAACTTTAATAATCCGGTTCATCAAGGTATTTCAGCAATGCAGTACATTGTTAGACGCTACGGTTGGGATGGATTTAAGCGTGCGGGTGATTACGCATATGCTACAGGCGGAAAAGTTTTTGATGGTTGGTATAACTTAGGTGAAGACGGTCATCCAGAATGGGTTATTCCAACAGATCCAGCTCGTAGAAATGATGCAATGAAGATGTTACATTATGCAGCTGCGGAAGTTAGAGGGAAAAACGCAAGTAAGAATAAACGACCTAGTCAATTGTCTAGTGTAAATGGGTTTGATGACCCAAGCTTATTATTGAAAATGATTGAACAACAGCAACAACAAATAGCTTTATTACTGAAGATAGCGCAATCTAACGATGTGATTGCAGATAAAGATTATCAGCCGATTATTGACGAATACGCTTTTGATAAAAAGGTGAACGCGTCTATAGAAAAGCGAGAAAGGCAAGAATCAACAAAAGTAAAGTTTAGAAAAGGAGGAATTGCTATTCAATGATAGACACTATTAAAGTGAACAACAAAACAATTCCTTGGTTGTATGTCGAAAGAGGGTTTGAAATACCCTCTTTTAATTATGTTTTAAAAACAGAAAATGTAGATGGACGTTCGGGGTCTATATATAAAGGGCGTAGGCTTGAATCTTATAGTTTTGATATACCTTTGGTGGTACGTAATGACTATTTATCTCACAACGGCATTAAAACACATGATGACGTCTTGAATGAATTAGTAAAGTTTTTTAACTACGAGGAACAAGTTAAATTACAATTCAAATCTAAAGATTGGTACTGGAACGCTTATTTCGAAGGACCAATAAAGCTGCACAAAGAATTTACAATACCTGTTAAGTTCACTATCAAAGTAGTACTAACAGACTCTTACAAATATTCAGTAACAGGAAATAAAAATACTGCGATTTCAGACCAAGTTTCAGTTGTAAATAGTGGGACTGCTGACACTCCTTTAATTGTTGAAGCCCGAGCAATTAAACCATCTAGTTACTTTATGATTACTAAAAATGATGAAGATTATTTTATGGTTGGTGATGATGAGGTAACCAAAGAAGTTAAGGATTACATGCCTCCTGTTTATCATAGTGAGTTTCGTGATTTCAAAGGTTGGACTAAGATGATTACTGAAGATATTCCAAGTAATGACTTAGGTGGTAAGGTCGGCGGTGACTTTGTGATATCCAATCTTGGCGAAGGATATAAAGCAACTAATTTTCCTGATGCAAAAGGTTGGGTTGGTGCTGGCACGAAACGAGGGCTCCCTAAAGCGATGACAGATTTTCAAATTACCTATAAATGTATTGTTGAACAAAAAGGTAAAGGTGCCGGAAGAACAGCACAACATATTTATGATAGTGATGGTAAGTTACTTGCTTCTATTGGTTATGAAAATAAATATCATGATAGAAAAATAGGACATATTGTTGTTACGTTGTATAACCAAAAAGGAGACCCCAAAAAGATATACGACTATCAGAATAAACCGATAATGTATAACTTGGACAGAATCGTTGTTTATATGCGGCTCAGAAGAGTAGGTAATAAATTTTCTATTAAAACTTGGAAATTTGATCACATTAAAGACCCAGATAGACGTAAACCTATTGATATGGATGAGAAAGAGTGGATAGATGGCGGTAAGTTTTATCAGCGTCCAGCTTCTATCATAGCTATCTATAGTGCGAAGTATAACGGTTATAAGTGGATGGAGATGAATGGATTAGGTTCATTCAATACGGAGATTCTACCGAAACCGAAAGGCGCAAGGGATGTCATTATACAAAAAGGTGATTTAGTGAAAATAGATATGCAAGCAAAAAGTGTTGTCATCAATGAGGAACCAATGTTGAGCGAGAAATCGTTTGGAAGTAATTATTTCAATGTTGATTCTGGGTACAGTGAATTAATCATACAACCTGAAAACGTCTTTGATACGACGGTTAAATGGCAAGATAGATATTTATAGAAAGGAGATGAGAGTGTGATACATGTTTTAGATTTTAACGACAAGATTATAGATTTCCTTTCTACTGATGACCCTTCCTTAGTTAGAGCGATTCATAAACGTAATGTTAATGACAATTCAGAAATGCTTGAACTGCTCATATCATCAGAAAGAGCTGAAAAGTTCCGTGAACGACATCGTGTTATTATAAGGGATTCAAACAAACAATGGCGTGAATTTATTATTAACTGGGTTCAAGATACGATGGACGGCTACACAGAGGTAGAATGTATAGCGTCTTATCTTGCTGATATAACAACAGCTAAACCGTATGCACCAGGAAAATTTGAGAAAAAGACAACTTCAGAAGCATTGAAAGATGTGTTGAGCGATACAGGTTGGGAAGTTTCTGAACAAACCGAATACGATGGCTTACGTACTACGTCATGGACTTCTTATCAAACTAGATATGAAGTTTTAAAGCAATTATGTACAACCTATAAAATGGTTTTAGATTTTTATATTGAGCTTAGCTCTAATACCGTCAAAGGTAGATATGTAGTACTCAAAAAGAAAAACAGCTTATTCAAAGGTAAAGAAATTGAATATGGTAAAGATTTAGTCGGGTTAACTAGGAAGATTGATATGTCAGAAATCAAAACAGCATTAATTGCTGTGGGACCTGAAAATGACAAAGGGAAGCGTTTAGAGCTAGTTGTGACAGATGACGAAGCGCAAAGTCAATTCAACCTACCTATGCGCTATATTTGGGGGATATATGAACCACAATCAGATGATCAAAATATGAATGAAACACGATTAAGTTCTTTAGCCAAAACAGAGTTAAATAAACGTAAGTCGGCAGTTATGTCATATGAGATTACTTCTACTGATTTGGAAGTTACGTATCCGCACGAGATTATATCAATTGGCGATACAGTCAGAGTAAAACATAGAGATTTTAACCCGCCATTGTATGTAGAGGCAGAAGTTATTGCTGAAGAATATAACATAATTTCAGAAAATAGCACATATACATTCGGTCAACCTAAAGAGTTCAAAGAATCAGAATTACGAGAAGAGTTTAACAAGCGATTAAACCTAATACACCAAAAATTAAACGACAATATTAGCAATATCAATACTATAGTAAAAGATGTTGTAGATGGTGAATTAGAATACTTTGAACGCAAAATTCATAAAAGTGATACACCGCCAGAAAATCCAGTCAATGATACGCTTTGGTATGATACAAGTAACCCTGATGTTGCTGTCTTGCGTAGATATTGGAATGGTCGATGGATTGAAGCAACACCAAATGATGTTGAAAAATTAGGTGGTATAACAAGAGAGAAAGCGCTATTCAGTGAATTAAACAATATTTTTATTAATTTATCTATACAACACGCTAGTCTTTTGTCAGAAGCTACAGAATTACTGAATAGCGAGTACTTAGTAGATAATGATTTGAAAGCGGACTTACAAGCAAGTTTAGACGCTGTGATTGATGTTTATAATCAAATTAAAAATAATTTAGAATCTATGACACCCGAAACTGCAACGATTGGTCGGTTGGTAGATACAAAAACTTTATTTCTTGAGTATAGAAAGAAATTACAAGATGTTTATACAGATGTAGAAGATGTCAAAATCGCCATTTCAGATAGATTTAAATTATTACAGTCACAATACACTGATGAAAAATATAAAGAAGCGTTGGAAATAATAGCAACAAAATTTGGTTTAACGGTGAATGAAGATTTGCAGTTAGTCGGAGAACCTAATGTTGTTAAATCAGCTATTGAAGCAGCTAGAGAATCCACAAAAGAACAATTACGTGACTATGTAAAAACATCGGACTATAAAACAGACAAAGACGGTATTGTTGAACGTTTAGATACTGCTGAAGCTGAGAGAACGACTTTAAAAGGTGAAATCAAAGATAAAGTTACGTTAAACGAATATCGAAACGGATTGGAAGAACAAAAACAATATACTGATGACCAGTTAAGTGATTTGTCCAATAATCCTGAGATTAAAGCAAGTATTGAACAAGCAAATCAAGAAGCGCAAGAAGCTTTAAAATCATACATTGATGCTCAAGATGATCTTAAAGAGAAGGAATCGCAAGCGTATGCTGATGGTAAAATTTCGGAAGAAGAGCAACGCGCTATACAAGATGCTCAAGCTAAACTTGAAGAGGCAAAACAAAACGCAGAACTAAAGGCTAGAAACGCTGAAAAGAAAGCTAATGCTTATACAGACAACAAGGTCAAAGAAAGCACAGATGCACAGAGGAGAACACTGACTCGCTATGGTTCTCAAATTATACAAAATGGTAAGGAAATCAAATTAAGAACTACTAAAGAAGAGTTTAATGCAACCAATCGTACACTTTCAAATATATTAAACGAGATTGTCCAAAACGTTACAGATGGAACAACAATCAGATATGATGATAACGGAGTGGCTCAAGCTTTAAATGTGGGGCCACGTGGTATTAGATTAAATGCTGATAAAATTGATATTAACGGTAATAGAGAAATAAACCTTCTTATCCAAAATATGCGAGATAAAGTAGATAAAACCGATATTGTCAACAGCCTTAATTTATCAAGAGAGGGTCTTGATATCAATGTTAATAGAATTGGAATTAAAGGCGGTAACAATAACAGATATGTTCAAATACAGAATGATTCTATTGAACTAGGTGGTATTGTGCAACGTACTTGGAGAGGGAAACGTTCAACAGACGATATTTTTACGCGACTGAAAGACGGTCACCTAAGATTTAGAAATAACACCGCTGGCGGTTCACTTTATATGTCACATTTTGGTATTTCGACTTATATTGATGGTGAAGGTGAAGACGGTGGTTCATCTGGTACGATTCAATGGTGGGATAAAACTTACAGTGATAGTGGCATGAATGGTATAACAATCAATTCCTATGGTGGTGTCGTTGCACTAACGTCAGATAATAATCGGGTTGTTCTGGAGTCTTACGCTTCATCGAATATCAAAAGCAAACAGGCACCGGTGTATTTATATCCAAACACAGACAAAGTGCCTGGATTAAACCGATTTGCATTCACGCTGTCTAATGCAGATAATGCTTATTCGAGTGACGGTTATATTATGTTTGGTTCTGATGAGAACTATGATTACGGTGCGGGTATCAGGTTTTCTAAAGAAAGAAATAAAGGTCTTGTTCAAATTGTTAATGGACGATATGCAACAGGTGGAGATACAACAATCGAAGCAGGGTATGGCAAATTTAATATGCTGAAACGACGTGATGGTAATAGGTATATTCATATACAGAGTACAGACCTACTGTCTGTAGGTTCAGATGATGCAGGAGATAGGATAGCTTCTAACTCAATTTATAGACGTACTTATTCGGCCGCAGCTAATTTGCATATTACTTCTGCTGGCACAATTGGGCGTTCGACATCAGCGCGTAAATACAAGTTATCTATCGAAAATCAATATAACGATAGAGATGAACAACTGGAACATTCAAAAGCTATTCTTAACTTACCTATTAGAACGTGGTTTGATAAAGCTGAGTCTGAAATTTTAGCTAGAGAGCTGAGAGAAGATAGAAAATTATCGGAAGACACCTATAAACTTGATAGATACGTAGGTTTGATTGCTGAAGAGGTGGAGAATTTAGGATTAAAAGAGTTTGTCACGTATGATGACAAAGGAGAAATTGAAGGTATAGCGTATGATCGTCTATGGATTCATCTTATCCCTGTTATCAAAGAACAACAACTAAGAATCAAGAAATTGGAGGAGTCAAAGAATGCAGGATAACAAACAAGGATTACAAGCTAATCCTGAATATACAATTCATTATTTATCACAGGAAATTATGAGGTTAACACAAGAAAACGCGATGTTAAAAGCGTATATACAAGAAAATAAAGAAAATCAACAATGTGCTGAGGAAGAGTAATCTTTAGCACTATTTTTATACAAAAATTTAAGGAGGTCATTTAATTATGGCAAAAGAAATTATCAACAATACAGAAAGGTTTATTTTAGTACAAATCGACAAAGAAGGTACAGAACGTGTAGTATATCAAGATTTCACAGGAAGTTTTACAACTTCTGAAATGGTTAACCATGCTCAAGATTTTAAATCTGAAGAAAACGCTAAGAAAATTGCGGAGACGTTAAATTTGTTATATCAATTAACTAACAAAAAACAACGTGTGAAAGTAGTTAAAGAAGTAGTTGAAAGATCAGATTTATCTCCAGAGGTAACAGTTAACACTGAAACAGTATGAAAAGCTATGAGTTAGATACTCATAATCTTTATTCTTTTAGAAAGCGGGTGTACTGAATTGGGGTGGTTCAAAAAACACGAACATGAATGGCGCATCAGAAGGTTAGAAGAGAATGATAAAACAATGCTCAGCACACTCAACGAAATTAAATTAGGTCAAAAAACCCAAGAGCAAGTTAACATTAAATTAGATAAAACCTTAGATGCTATTCAAAAAGAAAGAGAAATAGATGAAAAGAATAAGAAAGAAAATGATAAGAACATACGTGATATGAAAATGTGGGTGCTTGGTTTAGTTGGGACAATATTTGGGTCGCTAATTATAGCATTATTGCGTATGCTTATGGGCATATAAGAGAGGTGAATAAAATGTTTAAACTAATCTTTGGTTATAGTTTCTGGACATGTTTTTGGTTCGGTAAATGTAAATAAGTTTTAGTCAGTGCTTCGGTACTGACTTTTTATTTATTGTTGTAATTATGGTAATATGCAGAAGTGAGCAAGTTGGATAGATGGTGGCTATCTGAGTATAAGGAGGTGGTGCCTATGGTGGCATTACTGAAATCTTTAGAAAGGAGACGCCTAATGATTACAATTAGTACCATGTTGCAGTTTGGTTTATTCCTTATTGCATTGATAGGTCTAGTAATCAAGCTTATTGAATTAAGCAATAAAAAATAACCATCGCTAACTTTGGCTGGTTTCGATGGTTAAATGGTTATTAATTTAATCTTTAATCTAAAATAGCCACCGTCTTTTTAACGGGCTCATTAGGGTAACATGTTTGCGCATGTTGCCCTTTTTCTATATATAAATTAACACACCATAATATAAATATCAAATAGACGTCTTATTAGTCGTCTTTTTATTTTGGGTAAAAGGAGATAAGAATATGATTAATTGGAAAATTAGAATGAAACAAAAATCATTTTGGGTAGCGATATTGTCAGCTATCTTTTTATTTGCTCAAAACATCGCAAAAGCTATTGGGTATGATATCCAAGTTTATACAGAGCAATTAACAGACGGTTTAAACGCGATATTAGGATTTTTAGTATTAACTGGTGTGATTCAAGACCCGACTACTAAAGGTATAGGTGATAGCCACCAAGCTTTAGAATATGAAGAACCAAGAAGAAAATACTAGGAGGTAAAATAATGAAAACATACAGTGAAGCAAGAGCAAGGTTACGTTGGTATCAAGGTAGATATATTGATTTTGACGGTTGGTATGGTTACCAATGTGCAGATTTAGCAGTTGATTACATTTATTGGTTGTTAGAAATTAGAATGTGGGGAAATGCAAAAGATGCAATCAATAACGATTTTAAAAACATGGCAACAGTATATGAAAACACACCATCGTTTGTTCCACAAATAGGTGATGTGGCTGTATTTACCAAAGGAATATATAAACAATACGGTCATATTGGTTTAGTGTTTAATGGTGGTAATACAAACCAATTTTTAATTTTGGAACAGAACTATGACGGTAACGCAAATACGCCTGCAAAGTTACGTTGGGATAATTATTACGGCTGTACTCACTTTATTAGACCTAAGTATAAAAGTGAGGGCTTAATGAATAAGATCACAAATAAAGTTAAACCACCTGCTCAAAAAGCAGTCGGTAAATCTGCAAGTAAAATAACAGTTGGAAGTAAAGCGCCTTATGACCTTAAATGGTCAAAAGGTGCTTATTTTAATGCGAAAATCGACGGCTTAGGTGCTACTTCAGCCACTAGATACGGTGATAATCGTACTAACTATAGATTCGATGTTGGACAGGCTGTATACGCGCCTGGAACATTAATATATGTGTTTGAAATTATAGATGGTTGGTGTCGCATTTATTGGAACAATCATAATGAGTGGATATGGCATGAGAGATTGATTGTGAAAGAAGTGTTTTAATTCTTAGGTTAAAATGTTAAATATTTGTTAATTATTTTTTAATGTAATTTTAGTTTATTTTAATATTTTATTGATTTTTAATATTTTCTCAATATAAAATGAAGTTGTTGATATTTATCATCTTAAATAAGGGTGTTAGCTATAAAAAGAGATAAATAAAAACAAATATATTATATTTGGAGGAAGCGCCATGCTCAAAAGAGGTTTATTATTTTTAACTGTTTTATTGTTATTATTCTCATTTTCTTCAATTACTAATGAGGTAAGTGCATCAAGTTCATTCGACAAAGGAAAATATAAAAAAGGCGATGACGCGAGTTATTTTGAACCAACAGGCCCGTATTTGATGGTAAATGTGACTGGAGTTGATGGTAAAGGAAATGAATTGCTATCCCCTCATTATGTCGAGTTTCCTATTAAACCTGGGACTACACTTACAAAAGAAAAAATTGAATACTATGTCGAATGGGCATTAGATGCGACAGCATATAAAGAGTTTAGAGTAGTTGAATTAGATCCAAGCGCAAAGATCGAAGTCACTTATTATGATAAGAATAAGAAAAAAGAAGAAACGAAGTCTTTCCCTATAACAGAAAAAGGTTTTGTTGTCCCAGATTTATCAGAGCATATTAAAAACCCTGGATTCAACTTAATTACAAAGGTTATTATAGAAAAGAAATAAAACAAAATAGTTGTTTATTATAGAAAGCAATGTCTTGATTGAATATGTGTAGTGAAAATTATCTTTCATCAAATTCTCATTCATGCACGAATGGTTCTTCCCCACCTAATCAGATATTAGGTGACTTATGGGGAGAAATCAGTTAGGATGAAAAAGTGGATAATCCTTTTTTAGGCAGGTACTTCGGTACTTGCCTATTTTTTTATGTTATAATCTTTCTAGACGTATTCAAGGGACGTCTTTTTAGATTGTATGTTATAGCTAGCTTTCGGGCTAGTTTTTTGTTATGATGTGTTACACATGCATCAACTATTTACATCTATCCTTGTTCACCCAAGCATGTCACTGGGTGTTTTTTCTTATGATAGAGAGCATAGTTTTCATACTACTCCCTCGTAGTATATATGACTTTAGCATTCCCGTATAATAGTTTACGGGGTGCTTTTTATGTTATAATTAACTGTATATAGTAGGAGTGAACTATATAGCCTGTTAAGTGGCCTAGTAACCTAACACTTATCCTGCAATTGATATCCTTTTTGCCCTTCACTCGATACATATATCTCAACAACATAGAAATATTACAGTCGCTACACCGCATCTTAAATGGTGTGGTTATTTTTATTGGAAGTGTGTATCAGGTATCAGTAATGTTAAAACACCAGCTAAAAATGAAAAGAATTCACCAGTGCCAGCAGGTTATACACTCGATAAAAACAATGTACCGTATAAAAAAGAGACTGGTTATTACACAGTTGCCAATGTTAAAGGTAATAACGTGAGGGATGGCTATTCAACTAATTCAAGAATTACAGGTGTATTACCCAATAACGCAACTATCAAATATGACGGCGCATATTGCATTAATGGCTATAGATGGATTACTTATATTGCTAATAGTGGACAACGTCGTTATATAGCGACAGGAGAGGTAGACAAGGCAGGTAATAGAATAAGCAGTTTTGGTAAGTTTAGTGCAGTTTGATAATTAGATATATAAAGGTTTGGCAAGTTATGAAATGTCTGCCAAACCTTTATATAAAAAAGAAATATCTACCTTTTAATTTATGTAACTACTATTAGTATGCATATTCATTAGTTTTTCCAGGACCATTAATTACATAAGATGATTTAGACTCTCCTTTTTTAAAGAAGTATGTTTTATACATTTTACCTAGTAACTCAACATTTTTTCTATCTTCAGCAAGTGGTGTATTCAGATATACTGTATAGTAACCTTTATTTTCAGTTAAAATAACCATTTTTTCAAATTGAGCAGAATTTTTTGTGCCTTTCTTTAAATAATTTCTCAAACGTTCATCTAATTTTCCTAGCGTTGTAGGAAGACCACTATTTTTAAATGATTCTTTATAAGCTTTTTCTTTCTCTAACATTTTCTTATTTGATTCTATTTCTTCATTTGTAGGAAACGGTTCAAAAGTAAAAGCTTTCGCTGAATGATGGTGTGTACTGATTCCTGCCGTTAAAAAACTTAATGCTAAAACTGTTGTTGCTAATTTCTTTTTCATAATGATGTTAATTCTCCTTAAATTCTATATTTAAATTTATAGTTAGTTTTGCGAAATTCCTAAAATGAGTTTAATCTAATCGACGAAATATATTAATTAACTTGAAATTAATAAAAGATTAATTATTTTTAACTAAAAATTAAAATTCAATTAGTGTTTTGATGAATTTGGTCTCGATAAATTGAAATAATCTAAAAAACGCTATAATTTTTCTATTAATAGTAATTAATATGTGCTATATTTATCTTAGACACAGCAATGTGTTCAAATTTTCATCTATTCATAAGCTAGCCTTCGGGCTAGTTTTTTTGTGCTATATATATTTGTTTTAATTAAATAAAATTAGATAATGCAATAGTAGCCATTTTATGTTAATATTACCTTGGGCGTTTTCAAGGAGCGCCTTTCATTTTTTATGTATTGCTCCCCTTCGGGCTAGTATATTAAATTTATTTTTGCGCTTTCCAAATCAATGTATATGTGTTATATTGTTTATGGGAAGTAGGTAAGCATTTCGGTGCTTACCTTTTTTTGTTTTTCTATAAATACAATAAGGTATGTCAATTTGATAATTTATTAATTTTCATTTAATAAGAAGATCTATATAGTTAATGAATAATTAATGTACTTTTTTTTAGTTAGTCATTAAAATAAATTAGTACTAATTACTAAGGAGAATAAAAAATGAAAATTAGAAAATCTATACTTGCGGGAACTTTAGCAATCGTTTTAGCATCACCACTAGTAACTAATCTAGATAAAAATGAGGCACAAGCTAGCACAAGCTTGCCAACATCGAATGAATATCAAAACGAAAAGTTAGCTAATGAATTAAAATCGTTATTAGATGAACTAAATGTTAATGAATTAGCTACTGGAAGTTTAAACACTTATTATAAGCGAACTATAAAAATTTCAGGTCAAAAAGCAATGTATGCTCTTAAGTCAAAAGACTTTAAGAAAATGTCAGAAGCAAAATATCAACTTCAAAAGATTTATAACGAAATTGACGAAGCACTAAAAAGTAAATATTAAAAAAACCACCCTTTTACGGGTGGTTTTAATTTTCTAGATAATATAAAAGTGTTCATAAATAAAACAGTATAGGCAAACAATAAAGTATTGAAAAAAGTAAGTTTAATATGAAAATTGTTAAATGAACGACATCTTTTGTTTTTATAAATATCAAGAAAATAATCAAACTCAAAATAAATAACGTAACTGTAGTCATAGGCGTCCATACATAATCAGCATTAGTCATTAAGAATGGTGCAGCCATTATGAAAAAATTTATAATGCAGATGAAATAGACAATTAGACTATAAATTAGATAAATAACAATACACACCCTTCATAAATAAATAATTTAAATCCTATATATTTTAACAAAAGTAACACACAGAAGTGTAGAAAATAAAAAATATTGGTAAATAAAATCAATAAGTTTAACCAATATGTTGCTCGCTTCATACCGTATATTGCAACAAAAATTCCGATTAAGAAAAATATAGCCCCTATGATAAAACAGAAATCCGATGCTGAATTATTAAAAAATGAGGTGTTTAGAGTTAGAAAATGAGTTAATGAGTTGACTATAACTAATAAGATATTAATTATATTTGTATGGTTCTTCACATGATACCTCCAAGTAAAAAAATCTAATTAATAAAGTGAATGCTTGATGAACAAGCAGTTATTCCAAACAGAATCAATAAGAAAAGTAGAATCAACATGCTAATGCCCCATAAACAACCCTTTTCACTTTCTCTATTATTAATTTCTTGACTTCTTTTAAAGATATTATTACTTTTACATTCTTTAGTTGTTTTAAATTTCACGTTTTTATTACTTCCTTTTGTCTAAAAGTTTACAATGAATTTTTGATTATAATAATATATTCAAAATAGTACTATCTAGTTTGATATGTCAAGCAATATTATTATAAAATTGGAATTCTGAGTTGTCTACTCTAATTTATTATATTTACCTATAAAAATACACCTCAAAAAATAGATTTTTCAGTCTAGCTTTTGAGGTGTACATTCCACACAAACATGTGATTATTTTGATGTTTCTATTAAACTTGTAATTTTAAATTTAAAGTCCCTAAAAAGTCCCTAAAATTTTATTTTATATGAGGTATTATTGATAATGATAAAGTTATAAACCTTGATATTATGCTGTTTTACTTTTTGAATGATAAGTAATTTTATGTTAAAAGTCTCCAGTTTGGATACAAAACGGTCGATAACATATAAACGTTATGACTAACTAACTTCAAATCAGTATCATCTTTCTTAGATTCGGCTTTGGCACTATTGTCTGTCAGTGCCCCAATTAATAATAAATTTGCTAATGCAAGTGTTGCATCTTTTTTTAGTGTGTTGGATTTTGTTTTTTTCACCATCATTATCACTCCTTTTATATAGCTTACAACAAAATAGATGCAAAATTGATTAACTAAATTTAAATTAATTATTAAATCGAATTTATATTTTTGAGTAAATGTTTTTTGAGTATAAAGATGCTGTAAATATAATTGACAAATGTAATCGGATTTAAGAAATGAAGGTTGTAATGACAT